TTAACTTTATTTGCAAACTCAATCATTGCTTCAATAATCCATTCTCTATCTACCCGGAAAAAATGATATTCTCTGTCATCTTCGTAACGTGCAAGAATCTTATCTGCTAATTCTTCTTGTGTCATTTCTCTTTGGTGTTAAAGATTGTTTTGTGTTCCTGTGGGTAATAGGTATAACTATTCGTGTGGTCTGATAGACTTTCTGTCAATTTGTTTTGTAGGTGATTTTCCAAAACAGATATTGCTTCATCTATTGCTATTACCTCGTCAAGGTATGAATCAGTATCTGGAATATCTGAATCGTTTTTGCTACATCTCTTAATTATAGACATTTCAACAAATTTATGTTTTGCTTTTTCTCTCTGTTCTTTTAATTGTTCAATAATATGTTTCATTTCTCTTTGGTGTTAAAGGCTTGTAGTCAGGACAGGAATCGAACCTGTTCGTACGTTTTAAACTATGGTAATCTACGTGACTATTACCGTTTTAGCGTCTACCCAATCCGCCACCTGACTATTTTGCCATTTCTATTTGGTGTTAAAGGTTTTAGATAGCTTCATATGTACTCTCAAAGATTTCTTTCTCTACGAGCCATTTCTCACCTTTGATTCCAACACACAGGTAGTGTTTTCCAAACTCACCCCTGTGATGCTGATTCTTTAATGTTGAGATATATGGCACCAAGTCTGGTTTAAGTCCGTACTTAGCATCTTGCATTACTCCAAGTATACCGTCTTTGTGAATCATTCCATCTTCATCGCCTTTTTCAAACAACTTAGCTTTGACTGTTGCAATCTTTCTATACTCTTTCATTTCTCTTTTGGTGTTAAAGGTTTTTTCATAATACTCATCAAATGTTGGGTCAGATGGTTTAATGTATCCATCTCCTTGATGTGCTACTTGTGCATCAAGCCAAACATCTGCCATAAATTTCTTCTCTTTCTCAAGAAGTTCTTGCGACAACTCAATATCCACAAGTATCGCCCCATTTCGTATGCCTTCTTTAAGGTCATAATAATATAAGTCCTTAAGTTTCTCAATCAACTCTTGTATTGGTGTTTTCATCTCTATTTGGTGTTAACGGTTTTGTTGAGGTGTTGCTCATACATATTTACTGTATCTGCCTGCCCCGTAGCATACCAATCAATCATCTGCTCCTTCTCCATTTCTTTGGCTTTAATTAGAATATCATTTGCGTCTGTAAATTCTGATTTTCCATAAAGAAATTTTGATAACTCAATGTGTTGCCACTCTACTGCTGTCTGTTTCATTTCTTGTTAGTGTTAATTGTTCTTATGCATTTTGTGCAGTACGCATATGTTCCATTTTCACTGACTTTGATTTGTGGTTGTGGGATTTTGCATTCGCACATATCGTTGCTTGGTTCTTCTTGTTTCATTTCTCGTTGGTGTTAAAAATTGGTGACATAAAAAATTATTTGCTCATATAATGATTATACATATAACGAAGGGACTCTGATTCAATAGTGTGTATATGGGTACGAGAATTAAAATCTACATCTATACCTTCAGAGTAGGACATCCTAAAGGTGTGAGTATCCGTAGAGGGTTCATAACCCATATGATGGAGATGATACCAACGAGAACCTCTATCTACCTTATAGTCAGAATGATAACACATCTTTAGAAGAGCTGATAATTGTTCAGAGGTCATCGGTTGAATCATCGGTCCAAGGTTCAAGGGGTTGATTAAGTTCACATAGGTACACAACACATTCGTATTTACCACCACGATAGACCTCTTCCATCACAGCGGCTGATTGGGCTTGGGTAGAATTATCCCATACCCCAACCACATATGAATGGTTGTCCATCTTACCCCATCGGTAAGCTTGTACATAGTATAGGGGGTTCTTCATCAGGCGGTTATCCAATGTATTTCATCCTCAAACTCAATAGTTTCAGCACCATCGTATTCCGTAATCTGAAACTTACGACCTTCTTGTACCCAATAAACTTCCAAGTCAAAGATACCACCACAATAGTTGCCCTTCCAATTGGTTTCACAATACTCCACAGCAGAGTGGTAATCTTCCCTCTCTACCATATCGATTAGGGTAGGGGAGAAAACTGCTTCAAGGGGAAATCCCCACGAGGAGAACCCAGCTCCCCATCCGGCAGATATCAGTACACCTACCTTACCATCTCTAATTATCTTTTCCATAGTTTACAAATATACAACATTTATCTGAATTAACCAAATTTATTTTACTTCATTTCGTGTCCTCACGGGCTTGGAGGGGACTTTTCTCCCCAGCGAAAAAACCGGGCTCGATATGAAAACGGACTACACGCGTTCATAACTCATTGATACTCATAGGTTTACAAGATAATGCCCACCCCCCCTGCGCGAGTGTCTTTCATCGCCTATAACGGCTTACGGGGTTTGTGGGCTATCTCTATTACTCTACTCCATATGAGAGGTCGTGGATGGTGGGGACTGACCCGTACACCTCTTTATGCCTCTTCTGGAAGTACCTTACCTTACTTAATGCGTTTGCCTGTTCTAATGGCGTTGATGCCTTGAGTAGTTTCTCTACCCAGTAATTAATTTTGGGGATATACCCTTGGTTATACTTCATACTATATACTATTAGCTATTTAGTTTTTATTTCACTTTTTTACAATCCAAACATTCCGTTCTCCATACTGATATGGGTAGCGATAAGGTTGGAGATACGGCTCTTACGAGCTTCCTCTCTCTTATAGGACTTAATAGCCCGTTCTTCACTATCAGTAACCACCACACTAACTTTGTGGCCATTCTTATACACCCAATACACATTGGAGTCCATTTGGGGGAACGCTTGGTAACAATCTTTTAACTCAATCATATCTCTTAATCTTACTATACAAATGTAGTGAATAATTTTCATATCCACAAGCCTTTTATGTTATTAAATTGTTAAATCTTTACTTGGAACTCCATCCCACATTCGGAAAGAGATTCCTTCCTAATTGATTTTCTGAATCTCCACCAACAATAGGCTAGACATTCGTTGACTTCTGACTTCGTTAGTTCACCTACTTTGGTGAATGTAATACTGCCAGCCTTGCTAGCGTAATTAATTTTTATATCTCTTAACATATCTTACTATACAAAGATAACACTATTTCTTTTAATATCCAAACAAAATAAAATAAAGTTATCAACAAAGTTATCCACATCGGGAACCCCCATTCCCGTTGGGTTTGCACGCGTTTGAGCTTTTAATCGCATTTTTTTTATATAGTCAGCGCCCCCAACATAACAAATATACGACAAATTTCCGAATTGCACAAGCTTTGCGGCTTATTTTTTCAAAAAAGTTATCAACAATGTTCCACGGAGTTAAAGTATTACTTTAAGTGACATCGTGTCAGGTCGGGCCTTAAAGCTTTACTTTAAGAAATGTTCCACGCTTAAAGTATTACTTTAAGTCATTATGTCAGGGTTTTTGGGTGGTCGCTATAGAGAAAATCTATGGGAAAAAGTTATCCACAAAGGGCTGTTAATAACTTTCCCAGCAAAAATTTTGCTTTCCGCCAAAAAAGACATAGTATATGTGCTCAATTAGTGTTAAATAATAATACCAGTATAAAATGGGAGGTGTGTTTGTGTTAATTAGGGAAAAATTAAATGATTTGGGGATTCTGACCCCTATGTGTGGGGTGCTGGTGTGTTTACCAATAATGAAATACACTTACCAAATATGAGTTATACGAAAGAGTGTTTACCATTATTCCCCACCTTTCCCCACTTTCTCCCCTTTTTTGAGGGTTTTTAAAGGTAATATTTTTGGATTCGTGATTCGAGAATCGAGAATTGGAGGGTTGGGCATAAAAAAACACCCTATTGGGTGTCTATAAATTTTGGTGGTAAATCATCCAGCCGTTTTCCAGCTCTGAATCCTCTGATAAGGGTTTCCGTAGCCCTCCGAATCCCTATCTCCAATCTTCAGTAAGAATAATTCTTCCGTAGTTATGGTCTTCTCTATACCAGCCAAACCAGTGTCTACTTAACCAACTCTCTACTATTTCAATCATTAAAGGTGAATTGCCTGTGATAATTATCCACCCTTGGGTATCGTGGTATCCTAATAGGGCCTTCTCCAACACTTCTTCTACCCATTCGTGTCGGACTCCGTGTAGGTCAATAATATTCTTATTGTGGGTCATTCCTTATTCCTATTCCTTATAGCCCGTATGGTTTCCCATCCTAATGTAACGAAGAAGGTCATAGACATAGTATAGTTTATTACTTCTTCTATTGTATTGTATAATAGAGAGGTTAGTATAAAGGATATAATGAGTATTAGTATGAATCGTAGCATTGTACTGATTTATTTTTTATTCACGGTTTTTCCGTTCATTTTTAATAGATAAGAATATGAATCCAAAACACATCCCAAATAAGAAGCTTCCAATCCCCTCACCTATCCATCCCATTCTCATAAGACCAAATATTCCGATAGCGATGAGTAAGGTTCTGATTCTATATCCCCTTGGAGTTAATTCTATCCTACTCATATTTAGTATCAATATATTCGTGATGGTCTTCTAATTCCTTACCCGTATAGTATTTATCTCTATTTTGAGGGAATTTGGCGATACTCAATCCACACGCGTTAATATTCTCTAACCATCCCTTCGCTACTGAACCCATATCCTTATACTTTACGGTATAGGTCTTACTTGTAGTAACGATAATAACATACTCATCTCTGAATATGATTTGGTCTACTTCTTCTTTGTACGATTCCATTTCTTATCTTGTATATAAATTAATACGATAGGTATCATCACCAATATTCCTATGATTGTCATAGAGAGGAGTTGATACGCTATTATTTTCATTGTTCATATCCCTACAATTTGTGTTCTTCTTTATAGTGATGAATGTAGTATCGTTTTGTCATATTCACTTTGTGACCACCTTGGATACATTCTTTCATAGAATCATAGTAATGAACGACCTCATTATCTATCCCAACCCATTCTTCGTTTTGTATCATTATGGTTTGTTACGGAATTTAGACCACCAATTCAAGGAAGCGACTACACCACCAATACCAATGATTCCACCAAGAATTATAAATGGATTATCTGTGATGGTATACGCAATGATAAGAATTCCCAAATAAGAGAACCATAAGAGAAGCCATACCGCTAGGGGAACTTTCTCAACCTTCTCGGAGATTCTCTCAACCTTTCTATCGTGGACAACCCTATCCAATGCGTCTTGAAGGTCTTTTCCATACGCAGGGATTCTTTCCGTTGTACCATCCTCATTTAGTAAGGTGATTTCATACTTCATCCATTCTGGGAATGACTCGCTGTCTTTCCTGTAATGTACATCAATAACTTTTGCTTTCATATCTTTATATTTGTTTTAATTATACACTTGGTCGTGTTCTTACAATGGTTTCACCATTTAACTCTCGTAAACATTCCTTACGATAATCATTTAATTCACTTGCGTATACTGAACTTGGATTCGTTTGAATCTCTTGAGAGTATAACTCATTCCAATAATTTAATTCTTCTTGTAGTGTCATAGTTTTATCCTTTTATTTCATACGAACTTGAACTGGGGAAATCTGGATACCAATTATCATACTCATCATCATTCCAATCTAAATCCTCAAGACCATCACCAAGCGTTGTATCCCATATCTCAAACTCATTAAGTTTCTCAAGAATAATTTTGCGGGTATCGTTAGATACTCCAAAATTTTCTTTGGACACACGAAATCGTTCGTGACCATCCAATTGTGGGTCGGTGAAGGATTTGTCGTTACTCATTGTTCTTAATAAATTCTGGAATGAATGGTTTCTCTGAATTGTCTGCCATTGTCCACCCTATACAATCGGTGGGTTTTTCTACGATACTGACTTGTTTGGATTTGTTTCCTACGGACTTCTTTTTGAACTTGTTCCATTTCTGAACTCGTTCGATGATGGTTTTCATTTGTTGGCTCCTTACTCCTGTGGTGGTTCTTTTAAAAATAGTGAATAACTTCCCTTTACTATATGTATAATTTTTTTACTTATAGGAGTGAATAAATAGTCGTTTATATCCGAAATTTTTATAAATTTTATATCACTATGGTCGTTTTTTTTAGCTTTACCACTTTCATACCTAATAATGAAAGGATACACCATAGTTTCTAACATCTCTCTTTCGGGGATTTGATGGAGAACTCTGATGTTAATGTCGAGTTCTTCCTTCCATTCTCTATTGATTGCTTCCCAAGGCGTTTCACCTTCTTCAATCTTTCCACCCGGCAATTCCCACATATCGGGGTAATTCTTATTGTCCGGCTTTCTACGACCTATAAGGAATTTATCCTCATCTACTAACATTCCAACAACCAATTTAATCATCACTTATTCTTTTATGAATCCAACTCTACTCCAATACTCATCCCAATCAGTACCATCATCCATTTCTTTAGCCATCTTCATCATTATAAGAACAACACCCAACATTTGTCCTGGGTTTGTATTCCATATGAGCGATGCCATAAATGTATCTGAAAATGGTTTCTTTTCTGGCATATTATCTCGTTATAGTTACATCAAAGTGGTGTTCTTCTATAATATCTTTATAGGATATATTCAATACACCAAAGTAAACACCATCTGAAACGCTTCCACCATCCCAATCATTTTGATAGTTGTAATTGTAATATACAATACCACCCCAACGATTGAATATAATTAATTCTCTATATTCCCAGTCCATTAAATTTTCAATAGTGAACAAATCATTTTTATTATCACCATTTGGAGTCATCACATTCGGAATCACCACGGGTTGTGGTAGTGGACTTGGTGGGATTCCCTCCAATTCTTGGTCAATAGTTCCAATAGGTGGGTCTGGTGGACAAGGTGGACAATTCACAACTTTGACTAATATTGTATCAAACTCGTTCATTGGGATTCCACATTTGTTTATAAGCGTGTTCCCATCGTTCCCCTTCTTGGAATATAGGTAATAATTTCCTTCTTGACTGAATGGAGCGAACATAACCACACGAACTGAATCGGTTTCATAATTCACATCCACATCCGACCAAATCTTTGTAATCGCTTCTGGCTGTGAGGTCATTGTATTGGTCATACGGAAATCTATGTCATTGATTGAGTATCCATCTAATGCAATATGGAATTTGATTCCGAACGCAGTATCACCACATTGTACTTCTTTATATGGTAACCCTGTGATTGAATCAAGAGGATATGTATTCGAATCAAACTGAACCCCACTCATTGCGATTGGATTACAAGTTGATGCGATTGATATCATCATATCTCTGGAAGCAGTTCCTATCGGATACCACCACAAATTAATCGTATCCCATCTATATTCTTCTACCAATACCGACAAGACATCAATTTCTTGGTTGGTTGGTAGGAATGAGATAAGACCTGTATTGGGATTTATACTAAAATATGCGGATGTAACCGGCTGATTCTTACTCCACCCCGCGTCAAATGGAATGTCGGTTTGGTTTGGATATGCGTTTTCTCTACAATTAATAAGAGAATACACCACCGAATCACCATCGTACTCAATTGTGGATTGTTTCCAACTGAAAGGATTACCCACACAAAATGCTCGAACTGGCTCTGATACAAATATAGGAGATGAGTTCTGACCTTGAGTATTGTTTAATTTTGCATCAAAATAGAATCCATCCGAACCCCCACCATTTGAAGTGTTAATATTTGTAATTCCTGGCGGTCTACAACAATTCGAATACCAAAATGTAATATCAGAACAATTACTTGGTAAAATTACATACCCTATATAACGATACACCTCCAAGGTTTTTACATTTGGAGATGGATTCACACAGTCGAATAAAGTTGGAGATACCACACCACTTCCGGCGGTGAGGTTCATCGGAACATTTATATTTGTAAAACATCCTGATGAAACCGTCACATTCTCCGTAGTGGGCATTCCGATTCCGGTCACATCCCTATATACTCGTAAGATTACTTTGTAGTGTCTATTTACTCCGGTTGAATCTCCAATATATTTGTATTGAATATCACCACCGGCGAGGTGAGAACCAAAACTTGCAAATGATGCGAGAATCAGTAGGGATGTGAGGAATCGTTTCATAGTTTAGATTTTTCCTGCGGCGTGACTCCAAGTCCAATTGAACTCGGTTAGGTCAACAGTGTTAGTAAATAGTGTATCAACCATTACCGAAGTTCCGGCTGATGGTTTTGTCTTAAATGTTCCAAAGATTGAAATATATCCCATAGCATCATCACGGAATGCTAATTGAGCAGTATCTTGACTTACTACCATTCCGTTGGTCATAGTGAATGATTTATTCCAAGAACCTTCACCCCCATCAATTTCAAGAGCGTGGTCGTGTACACCACCACCCTCAATATGAATGAAACTATTAATCAGTCCGGAATATCCTTGGTCCAAATCAAATCCATCATCTTGTTGGCCCCATACAACTGCGTGTCGTACTCCAACATTTCCTCCAAAGATTTCAATACCATCGTCTTGGTTTCCAACAACCTCAATGTGGTCTATTATTGTAAGGAATCCAACACCACCCAAAGTCAGACCATTGATTTCGTTTCCTTGACCGATGTTTGTTCCTCCGTGGCGGATGGATACATATTGTAATGCGCCTGAATTATCAAGTGAATCAAGTCCACCATAAAGACCACTTGGGTCTGATGATGGGATTCCCTCAATCTGAACAGGTGAGATTGTTGTAGAAATAGGAGCGTATCCAAGAATGATTAAACCACCCCAAAGACCTGTATAAGTTTCATCTAAATTTGGGGATACGATTTGACCTGGTTGAATTGAATCTGCTGTTGATGTAAAGATGATTGGAGAAGATTCAGTTCCAAGAGCGTAAATCTTAGCACCTTGAGCGATAACTAAACACGATGCGTTTGCGCCAGACCCCGGCTCTCCCTTAATAATACATCCTGGTTGGATAGTTAGAGTAGCGCCTTCCTTTACTGCAATTCTTCCACGAATGGTATAGATTGAATCTGAATACCAAGTTGTATTCGAATCAATGTCATTAACCACCAAGATTCCTTCATAATCTTTTGGGGATGGTGGTACTGGGTCTTCACCGCATCCCGCGATAAATAACAATCCCAATATGGGTAATAAGAGTTTTCTCATCAATTAGTACGATAAGTGTTAAAGTCCGTTGAAGTTGGGGTTGTGTTTGGGAAATAGTAAATCTCGGTCACATTTCCGTACTTAATAGTTTTATAAAAGCCACTCGGAATTGAAGCCCCTCCCTCGACCTTGGTTGGTTTCTTATCAAATACGATACGGATTGTAATATCAACTACTGGGAACTGACTGGCGAGTTGTCGTTCTCTGGCTTCCAAATGTTTCCATACACCACGATTGAGTGACTGATGTTGAAGAGCGCAGTTCATATAAGTGAATGTTTCGTACAACATATCACGAGTACAATTGAAATCTGCAGCAGGTGCCATATGACCCTTATCCCACACATTGTTTTCGTAATCTTTGTGGTCTGATGTTTTGATTCCTTGTTCTTTGTAGAAATCCATACCACTACGACTTGCGTTGCCGGTTGGACAAGCTACACGATAGTGAACCCACTTGGGTTGTTCGAGAACCTCGGAATAAACAATTTCGAAGTACGGAGTGTTCCACCAAATGGAATCACGGAGTTGTCCAAATACGGATGTTGTCGTAAGGACAAGAAGAGTTAGAAAGAGTGTAATTTTTTTCATTTTACTTGTTGATTTTAAAGATTAGATAGTTACCTATTACTAAATAGTGTAATCCACGATTTAGAAATGTATTTATTGCGTTTTCGGGTGTTTCAACGATGGGTTCTCCCGGTCCGTTGAATGATGTATTTAGTACCAATGGAACACCCGTTCTTGAGTAAAAGGATTCAATCAGAGTGTAATAGCGTGGATTCATAAAGGGACTGACTGATTGGTAACGAGATGTTCCATCAATGTGAGTCACCGCAGGAATTTTAGATTTCCACTCATCTTTGACATTAGCCGTAACTAACATATATGGTGAGAATGTATCCAAGTCAAAAACTTGAGATTGTTTATCGTGTAGAACTGATGGTGCGAATGGTCTATACCACTCTCTACCTTTCAATTCATTTACATAATTAGTCATCCAAGATTTTGTTGGATTTGCAAGGATTGAACGATTACCAAGAGCACGAGGTCCAATTTCCGAACCACCTTGCATCCAACCAATGACTTTACCCTCATCTAACAATTCAGCAACTCTATCAGCCAATTCACTAAAGTTTGGATAGTAAATGTGATGGACAATATCATTTGCTTGAATGGCGTCTATGATTTCCTGTCGAGAATATTCTCTACCCAAATATGGTGATTGAATTCGTATTGGTTTCTTAAACTCGGGGTTTAATTTAATATATCCACCCCAAGCACATCCCAATGGAATTCCACTATCATCTGCGGGTGGTACAAAGTATGTACCTCGGAATAGTTCACTTTTGATAATTTTTTCGTTGGTATTACAATTTAGAAACGAACCACCAGCAACACAAATGTTTTCTTGATTTGTAAGTTCCTTACCTATACGAGCCAATTCCATAGAGATTTCTTCTTGTTCTCTCTGATAAACTCCTGCAACATTTGCCTTTAACTGAAAGTCATCACGATAATCTACATCAGGTCGGTGTTTCATTGTTGGGATAAAGACATCCATACCATCACGATATGTCTGGCGTGGAATTGAATCCACATACTCCGATTCCGCATATGAAGCAAGTCCCATCAATTTACCGGCTTGCCAAGTATTATTGATTGGGTTGTATACTAACTGAAGTGTTCCGATTCCATAGTATCCACCCACCGATGTTTGTTCTCCTTCAACTTCCCACGGAAATTCAAACTTAATCCATTTTTTATAGACCTCATTAAAATTGTTGTCAGATACATCGTAAATTGTAATCCCCTCTGCCCAATCATATTCTTCATCAGAAGTATCGGTAAGATTGTAACCTTTGGAAAACCATTCCCAAGTTTTACTATCTTTGGTAGCAACGCTACCCATAGCGTCAGCAACAACCACCACCGATGATTCGAATGGTGATGAATAGTATGTTGAATAAGCGTGCGCTAGGTGATGGGGAATAAAATATAATTTTTCAATTGGTTGATTTAACAACTCTATAAATTGAGCTTCAATATCCTCAACCATTGTGGAATTATAACAATAAATGTCTACATCATCATAAGTCAATCCTTCTGACTGAAGACAATAATCAATACAATCCACAGGAATCATCTCATTCTGAAAAGATTCATCCGATTTGATTCGTGATAATCTCTCCCTCGAAATACCTACAACAACTTCACCATCACGAATAAGAACTGCGCCTCTATCGTGTCCTATTGAAAACCCTACCGAAATCATTTATTCATCACCATCTTCCCAAGTAGCATCTTCCAACGCCTCATCACGACAAGACGCCATAGAATCTGCTACAATATCATAGAATTCCTCACAAGCCGCTTGATATGCTTCTTCTGATTCGTAATCATCCTCGTTTGGATATGAAAGAGTGTCATCTTGATAATCATAGACATCACCAGGTTCTTTGACGGCAGCACCACCAACAAAGTTGTAACCCTCATCTTCGAATGTACAAGTAAGGACCACATCCTCATCAACCTCGTGAAGTAGTAGGTGGAGTCGTTCGAATGCACCACTACACCAATCCCAAGCGGAAATGGTTGTGAGTTCAAAATAATCATCTGATAAATCACACCATTCTACATAACACCATTTAGCACCCATTCGTTTAGTGAATGTTTCACGATTGTAATCTTCCCCAGCGTGTTCTGGGTATAGAGCTTCGTAGAACTTTGTAGAATCCCACGCTTCCCAATTTTGAGCATCGTTAAAGATACTTTTGAGTTTTTCATACACGGCAGGTGAGCCTTGTTCTACCTTAATCCAAGTCGTAACATTATTTGCCATTGTTTTTTAGTTTTTATTTGATACAAATATACAACACAAATTTTAATTATCCAAACTGCCTGTTGAAATTAACAAAATTTCTTTCGATTTGTCTACAAGGTCTTCTGGTAAATCAACATCATCAACTTCCCAACCAGTTTGTTTTTCCACTTCTTTTACAACATTAATTCTTGTATTTTTATCACCAGTTCCCCAAGCCCAAGCGAGTGTATTTTTCTTTCTTTCAATTTCCTTTTCTAACTCACGGAGATTCTTTTCAAGAATTTTTTCATCTGAATTATCAATGTCGTATTCTAATTCATACTCTCCTGCAAGATTCAATAGAGTCATTAGGTCGTTTGATTCATATGATTTGTTTACTTTTTGAAATAAATCATTAGAACCACCTCTATCAGGATGAGTATAAGCGGCCAATTTTTTGTAGAGTTTTTTGAGCTTTTCAGGTCTATTTTTAAGTTCTTCAACTTTTTCTTTGTGCTTTCGTTCTTTTTCTTCGGATTCTTTTTTGTAGTTATCCCAATGTTTAGTAAAATCATCAAACGGAGGAGGTGTATCTCTAACCTCCCCCGTTTCCTCGTTTACCCAAACTTCTTTATTTTTTGAATTTGGTTTTGGTTTACGATAATACTTGTTGAATCTATCTTCAAAATCTCTGATATATTCTTTAAGTTCATCACCAACATCCGCATCCTCAAGTTTTAGGTATTCGTACTTTAGATGATATTTTTTAAGCTTGCGATTCACCCTTTTCTTCCGGCTCGTTTACAATCATACATTCAGTCGTTAACAATGTAGATGCAACCGATACGGCCTTCTCAATAGCGGTACGAGTTACTTTGGTTGGGTCAATTACACCGGCCTCTAACAAGTCACAATATTGTTCAGTCACTACATTATAACCATAAGTATGTCCGTGATTTTGTCCATCTGACAAATACTGAAGACCGGCGTTCTTTAGGATTGCGTTGAATGGAGCGTGACACGCACTACACACAATGTTGAAGCCAGTTTCTTGGTCAGCTGATAGTTGGGTTTCACCCATATAAACCGTGTCACTTGCGTGAATCAGAGCGGCACCGCCACCCGGCACGATTCCCTCTTCAACTGCGGCTTTGGTAGCGAGAAGAGCGTCATCAATTCGGTCTTTCTTCTCCCTCATCTCGATTTCAGATTCAGCACCAACACGGATAACTGCAACACCACCACTCAATTTAGCCAATCGTTTGTGGAGTTTCTCCTTTTCATAATCTGAAGAGGATTCTTCAATCTCGGTTTTGATTTGTTGAACACGAGTTTGGATGTCTTCGTTAGCACCCATACCACCAATGATTGTGGTGTCTGATTTGGTTACTACCATTTTCTCGGCTTCACCCAAGTCATCCATAGTGATGTCTTCGAGTTCTTTACCAATACCACCAAAAAGAGTAGCGCCGGTTAGAGCTGCGATATCTTTCATCATCTCACTTCGTTCGTTACCGAAGCCGGGAGCTTTCACAGCAACACACTTCAATGTACCACGGGCTGCGTTCACCACCATAGTAGCGAGAGCTTGTCCATCGATTTCGTGAGCAATCACGGCAATCGCCTTGTTCTTACTTGATACATTCTCAAGGATACCCACGATGTCATCCATCTCTGAAATATGACCATCGTAGAGTAGGATTTGTGGTTCGGTCAATTCACAATTCAGTTTTGACTGATTGTTCATAAAGTAGTGAGAAAGGTAACCTTTATCAAACTGAAGACCTTCTACAATTTTGAGTTCATCCTCATTTGAGTTTCCTTCTTCGATAGTGATTACACCATCACGACCCACTTGAGCCATAGCATCAGCCAACATAGAACCGATTACCTCATCACCATTTGCGGAGATAGTTGCGACTTGTTTGATTTGGTCGTTCGTTTCTACTTTGGTCGAAATGTTCTGAACCAAGTTACTAACGATTGACTTTACGGCAATATCCATACCTCGTTTCAACTCAATAGGATTCACACCCTTCTCAATCGCCTCCATTCCATTACTGAAGATTTCACGAGCAAGAACCGTGGATGTGGTTGTACCATCACCCGCGTGGTCAGCAGTTTGTTGTGCTGCCTCTTTGATTACACGAGCACCCAAGTTCATTGTCTTGTCGGTGAACTCGATTGATTTTGCAACTGTAACACCATCCTTTGTAATATGTGGAGTCGTGTCCGTTTCAATGATTACATTACGACCACGAGGTCCAAGTGTTACCACAACTGCGTCAGCAAGTTGATTAACTCCGGCTAATAATTTTTGTCGTGATTCATTTCCGTAAAATACTTGTTTACCCATAACTTATTTTTCCTTTTTTTCTTGTTGTTTTCGTTTTTTGATTGCGGCTTTGATTTTCTCTGCTCTCCACTCTGGTTGTTTACCACGGAGATTACCACGGAGATTATGGAAACAATTGTAACACAAGAAACGGAGATTTTCCTTCTTGTGATTCTTCCAATCCTCATCCATATGGTCTAACACCAATGGAATGCTACCATCGGTGATTCTTTTCTCATTGTATCCACAATTATGACATTCGTGAGGGAAATCCTCCATCTTGTCAGCATTGTTGATTAATCTACTCTTCAGTAAGTGAACTGAATAATTTGGATGTTTACCTTCCAAGATTTCAGTAAGTGAGTATTTACCCTTTTCTACATTATATGGTTTCTTAACACCCTCACCTTTTTGATTCTTATGTAAGTCCCAAAGAGATTTGCCGGTAGTTTCATCAATGTATTGTTTGGCGTACTTCTGAAATGTGGTGAGTGAAATGTTAAGGAATCGGGCAGCTCCACTATTACTCTTGGAGTTCTTCATCGCATACCGAATTTGTGCTTCAGTAAGGTTCATAGGAGTCCTACCCTTACCCAACACATAACCACTCGGCATCTTATGTCCTTTTCCGTAACTCATTATTAATAAATATGTTTCTCAATATTTTTCGTGTATACTTTCCAAAAATTGGAGGTCTTTAATTGTCATTAATTGACCCTTATCACGAATTTTGATTTCTAAATCGTTAATCTTCTTTTTGTCTTTGTATGCGTCAACACCTACAAGATGGTGTTTACTCTCATACACAACCTTCTTTGCATCCGCCAACATTATGGCGTGTTTTCTTAATTCTCTATTTGCTATTTCCATAGAATCTGAATACCTACAAGTAAAAATGCTAACATAAGGGATACGATGGTTTTGGTGGATAGTCCCTCACCAAGGTAGTACCAAGTCAATGCGGTGAATGAGATGATACCCATACCAAATGCGATGAACCGACCAGGCCACAATAACCCATCAAAGTGAACTACGAGATAACGAGTTCCGACAATAAACAAATAGGAAATAATAGAACCCAAACCAACAGACAAAAGTAAGGTATTTCGTTTAAACGAGTCCCATACAAATTGTCCGTTGGTTTGAAACCATATCATAGCTTGACCTATGAATATTAGTAAAAGTCCTATTGTTAAATTTCTCATTCGTCTGTATCGTAATCTTCCCAATCACTATGTGTTGGTTGATTATCTTTATATTGTTGGTATTCGTAGTCAGCGTCTTCGTAATCATTAACGAGTGGATTTACACCACTTGTTTCGTACAATGAATCAATATATCGTTTAGTTAAGCTCATCGATTACCATTAAGATTTCTGCCTCACGATAGAGGTTATACTTCTCACCTTCTAACTTCAATTGAATGCCCGTATTGGGTACGATTACCCTATCACCCACTTTTAGATTCATTGGAATCAGAGTTCCGGATGATGTGTAGATACCACTACCTACTGACAAAACTTCACCCAACATCTGCTCTTTAGCGTCTGATGGTTTATAAAGACCACCTTTGGTCTTCTCTTCTTCTTTAATAACCTTGACTAATACATAGTCATTCAATGGTTTGTACTTCATAACTTTTTCCTTATTTTTAACAAATATACAAAATAAATCTGACATTACCAAATCAATTCATCAATGCGATGTATAAATTCAGAGATGTCGCAATCATTAACCAAATAAAGTATGGCATTCCCAACCAAGCAATCTTCCACCCCATCGATGAACGAGTAAAGTCCACCAATCGGAAAATCAAATAAGATAGGATTACCAATACTATAACACCCAACCATAGGAAATGTTTCCAAAAGAATACAGGATTCCACATAATGTTGAATGCAACACTAAACCAAAACCAATTGTGAACTTGGTCAATATGTCGATATGAACTTACTGAAAGGTAAGTCATCATTAATGCGTATGTAACTCCAATTGTAGTCCAAGCCATTCCGAAGACCCAACCCGGCGGAGTCCAAGGTGCTTGATTTAAAGATTTGTACCAATCAGAAGATACGCCTGGGTCAGTATATGCGGCCCCAAGAGCCAATGCAACAAAGTTTACTATTAGTAGAACTACGAAGTTGCGTAGGAATTTACCAGAACTTTTCACCATTTACAAATTGTTTTTGTTTTTTGATTTGTTTTTTGAGTTGTTGTTTTTCATCAACTCGGAGATTAACAACCCCATTGGATTGTTGCTGATTTTCCACACGGAACTTTCTATCGATTCTTGTTCGATATTCGTTTGCGTGTATTCTAATTCTTTCCAATTCGGCATCTGTTAAACTTTTAGTTAGGGTTGATGATACATAACAATAAGGGTCATCAGGGTCATCCAATTCCAAGTCATAATAAATACAACCAGGATTGGTGACCGACCTCACTTTATAAGTAGGGTACTTATCTTTACTGAATTGTAGTTTCTCTACAAAACATATATGTCGTTCCCCATAAAATTTAATCACCACAGGGTCAAACTCCTTATAGTGGTGTTTTTTCTTCTTGCGTTTATCTTTGTTAATGTGTCGTACTTTTGGTAACTCCATTATCTTTCGTTTTGTTCAAGGATTCTGATAATATCTTCCAAGTCACCACTTCCTTTGAAACGGATGTCGGTTTCCATAATCTCTACCCATAAACCTTCGCTATCCCACTCATCGTTTGCGTTTGAAATAAATTCAACACCACCAATGTTTAACGAGTAGTAATAAAAGTCATCTTGACCACCCCAAGCTTCCGCCGGTTCATCGGTTCTCTCGAACCCAAGGTCTATTAAATCTTGTTCACTCATAATTTTTTCTCCTTATGAGAATAATTAGATGTTTACATTTTCAAAACCACCATTCTTTTCAACTTGGATAGCGGCGGCTCGAACCTCTTGAGGTCGTTCCTCACTAGCATTGTTGATTAGGATTCGTTCAGCTCGGCCGATACCCATTACCAATTGGTGGAATGGGATACCTAACAACGCCATCTCAAGAACAGTGGTATTTCGTAGATATTCTGGTCGAGCGGTGGTTAACACAATATGATGACCTTCGTTGTACCATTGGTTCATTTTCTCAACAGCACCGGGCAAAGCCACACTACTATAAGGGTCAATTTCTTCAAATCGTACTTGGTGAACCAAAGTACCGTCAATGTCGGTGAAAATCGTTTTATTCTTCATATCTCTAACTCTTACATACAAATATACAAAATAGATTTGGAACTACCAAATGTTTTTGTTAAGTTTTTGTTAATTTTTTCAATTTTTTTATGGGACTAATCGGTTTAAGGCCCGTTCCATCGCTGGTTTGTTGGCGTAATGAACACTTTGGATTTTTAACATCCATTCAACATAACCTAATCGGTTATTAGAGGGCAAGGTGGGAACACTTTTCATTAAGTCGTTTCATATGTTTACAAGGAGAATATCTACGGAACTCACGAGCCGGACATTCACAATTAATAATCTTCCAATCTTCTACCGTGACTTTGTAATACTTTAGATTACCTTTCTTATCACGAGAACCCATCTCACGATACTGCCACTTCATATTACTTGGATTTGAATTTCAAGTTAGACAATACTGCGACTGATAGTAAAAATACCAACATAGTAAACACTAACTCGTTGAGTGGGTCTGCGAAGTGAATTACTTCTTGAACATCACCTCTCATCATCCCAACTCCGACACCAATCAGAGCAAGGGAACACAAAATATAAATCAGATTTCTCATATCTCTTAATCTTACACTACTAAAGTACGACATATATTCCATATATCCAAATTTCTAATGTTAAGAAATTGTTATTTTATATTATCAATTTTGATGTTTAGTTTGGCGATTCTCTTGAGGAGGTTCTTCATATCTCGTTTAGGCCACTCGATGTACCATTGTTTCATACCACGAATACCCTCTTCCAAAATCTCATCATCACCATCTCGTTTCCAAGCTTCGTATCTCCAAGAGTACATACTCTCTTTCATAGCTTCAATCAGTTGTGAACGAGTCATTGCGGAGTAGGTGTTAACCGAAGTTTGTTTATCTTCGTATATTTTGTTGAGGTCATTCAACTCTTTTTCCAATCGGTCAAGAGTTTTCATCTTCTTTTGTTTAGCGACATATTCGGCAGCGAGGTCACTATAAACACGCGGCATCTTACTCTTAACGATATATCGGTAGTGGAATCGTTGGATGTTGTAACCACCAGCAGTGATGGCTTCGGTAACGAAGAAGTATTTAGTTCCCTCTCGTTCAATTCCAGCAGAAATCTCAATTCCTTTCGGACCACCATACCAATTGAACCCAGTCAGTTTATCGGTAGGAAGGATGTAGTTTTGAAGAGCTTTCATTAGGTCAATGACCAAACTCAAACGAATCATCTCTTTATCTCTTTCGGTAATTCGGAGTTCCCTACCGGTCTTCTTTAGGTAAAAGGCTTTCTCACTCTGAATGATTTCAGCAGTTAAATCACTAATGGGTTTCTCTAACTGGTGGAGGATTTCTTCTTTAATTGGTTTCATATCTCTCATTGATTACATAGTAAAGATACGAAATAATTCTGAAAAAACAAACTTTTAATGTTAAGTTTATGTTAAATCTTTGGCGAACAATCCCAAAGATTATCGTGGTTATCCCACTTTCCATATCCAAAATTGTCATAATCCCATCTGAACTTATCGTAAACAAGCTCTCGGAGTTCGTTTACATCCCAAGTAGTTCCTTTAGGTATGAATGTTGGTCGTTTACTTCGTGGAGTAAAATCCCACTCAAAGTCATCTGAAATAAATGGTAGTTTGCGAAGGTCTTCTAATACGGATTCGGCGTGGATAATGTGGTCTATTCGTTCTTGGAATTGAGTTACAATTCTCCATTCAGACCAAGCCCAACACCTTTCATCGGTTACGGACTTTAACGCAGTAAGTGGGTCTTTGAGTGATTTGTCTAACTCATTTTCATCTTTTAAGCCGTGTTTCCAATATGAAATCCACCGATAGTATGGGTGTCTTACATTTACAATATGTAAGTAATCCATTGGACATTCTTCAGGCCACATATTTTCGTGGGTGAATATCATAGGACTATTTCCCATAGGTAAATGGGGATTCATATCTGATGTATACCTAAATACATCAGCGGTAGCTCTACTTGCTACTTTAAATGGGGCGTGCCAGACAAATTTGTGTTTATGGGAGTAGTTCAAAGTTCAGTATCAAAGAAGAATGTCTGAAATAATCTACCATCGTAAAGGTCTTGACCAAAGTAATCCAACGACATATGGAAGTGGTCACCGCGATACAATACCAATCGATTGTAAACATTACCCAATCGGTCTACCATTTCCCATTTAGTCATATCTTGAGAATCCTTGTAGATTTGTTGAAGCAATTCTTTATTATAAGAACCATCCTCGTTTTTAGGCGCCATTGTAAGACCGGTTGGTTTGTGTTTGAAAAGGCCCGTACCTGCACTCAAAGGTGCGTCTGGTGTCAAATAACAAACAGCGGCCCACTTTGTAGTTTGGTCTGCGTGAATCCAACTTCTATCTCTTGAAGTTGTATATTGATAAGCGCCTGTATATTGTTCTTCGGACCAATAGGTAACATTACCATACATTGGTTTTACAACTGACTCAATTGTGTCTTTCATTGAATCATTGAGGAAAGTTTGAGTTCTTGGGCCTGGATAGTTTCCACGAACTGAAAAGTCCTGTTGTAGAGCGAATTCTCTAACTGCGTCTACATCGGAATAAAAATTGTCGATGATATAAGCTGATATTTGCATAACTTTTGTTTTTATGTTTATTCCATATTTGAAGTAACTGAATCAGGTGCGTTTTGTTTAATCCATCCAAATAAGATATTTCTCCATATTTTTTCAGGAACAAAACCACTACCCGCGCTTTTAAGTGGTAATGATAAGAAATTAGTAGCAAACTTTACTTTTTCCTTCTCAACTGTTCGTGTTGTTTTTATCTTACCCTTGTCATCCAAAGACATATGTGTTTTAACTTTATCTTGGGTTTTTTCAATGTCTTGTCCGGCTGCGTTTTTAATATATACCGTATTTTCTGGGTTATTAAGAACTACATCCACACGACCATTCATACCTTTTGGAAGTGCTTTAGTTACCAATCCCCAAATGGTATTTGAAGCACCCTCGTGGGTCTTCAATAAGATATCTTCAGGAACCATTCTTGAACGACTTTTGTTGTTTTGCATAGCAACAACATAGTTTGTAAGAATCCAAGTCAAGTGAATATTTTCTGGCTTGTATCCAACTGCTTTTAGTTGAGGTAAAACATCGGTGATGTCACTCAAATCTTTTGCAGTAATGTCAAACATAATATTTGGAAGAACTTCAGGATTACTTGCAGCCGCCAACATATTAGCAAGCGATGCATCTTTGATACCAATTGCCTTAACAAGAGCGTGAAGTGCTTGAACTTGCTCTGGTCGTTTCAAGTCCATATTTTGTAATCTATATCCTTGAGATTGAATAGAACGAATGTTTTCTATTTCTCTTGGTGGAATGTTTTTACCATACTTCTTAATGATATCATCAATTGAAATTTTACCCAAACGATTCAATACCTGAAGTTGTTTTTTCATCTCATCCACATCACGAACTTTGAATCCGGCAGAATCCAAGAAGTTAGAAATAGCAAATCCCTTACCAGAACCAGCACCACCGGCCAAGAACACTATTTGACCATATGGCTTTCTATTACCATATGTAATCAATTTTTCATCAAGTTGTTCCTCGGTGATTACTTCCAAAATTAAATCTCTTAAACTAGCCATTATTACTCCTTGGTAGGGAAATTAGATTTAGGTGAAGTTTTTCTGGGTTCGTTGTTATATGGGAATAGATTATTTAATCTTTCCTGGCGTGCTTTACAACCACAATCATCCTTACCGGCTGCTTGTGCAATCGCTTCTGCTAACTTGTCTAATTTAGTAGCAGATGTGATTTTTGCAATAGTATCACCTAAACCTTTTGATTCTTTACCATTCATACTTTTTAATCTTTACATTAAAACCATCTTTTGTTAAACTTTCTTTGTAGATTTCTAAATCTTCAAAGAAACCACTTTTGACCTCACACTCACCTTTTTCGTGAACGATGGTTGCGATAGACGCTCCGTGTAGGATGGAATATCCAAAGTGTTTACGAAGCGTGAATATCACATCATCAAAAGTGTGAACATCATCATTTAATAAATATAGTCGGGAATCCATTAAAGGTCAAAATAGATTGTTTCTTTGATAGGGTATTCTTCTTTGAGTTTCTGAACAAGTGGATTGAGTTCATCCCAATCACACACCTCGGCTCTAATGGAGGTTTCAGTATCCGTTGTTACATATACAAGGTATTCTTTACTGATGGTTTCTACATCACCACCAACTCGTTTGATTATTATTTTCATTTCCGTTCTCCATCACTCTTAGCACTTCTTGGAGGTTTACACACTTCTCATACTCTTCTTTTTCGGTGTAATACTCCGTTAGGTTTTTAATGAGGTTTCTTTTTAATTCAATATCAACTGTGTCTGGATTGTACAATAAAATGTCGTACACTTCATCCATAGCCATATGTTGATAATCATCCATAAATAGAGTTGGGAAATTTAATAAAATTAAGTATTTGGCATTACGCCTGATAAAATGTAACCCACAATACCAACTAATGCGGTGAAAACTATCCAAAGAGCTTTAGTAACACTCTCTTTCCAATCTTTCATCTTTTCAAAGTCGGTTACAATTTTATCGTAGTATTCTTGTTTGTGTTCTCGTTCGTGTCGGTAATCCGTGTTCTTATTCACACGAACAATAATCCCATCTTCGGGATTTAGTAATGTATATTTGATATCTGACACATCTTCTTTAAGTGTTGTGTAGTTATCTCTTAAATCACGAATGGATTCCTCCATACGCTTTAACTCACCATTTGGGAGTTTTGTCTTCATCGTAGCAATTTCTACGAGTATTTGTTCTAAAATATCTTTTTGCGTATTAGCCATTTTGGTATTCCTCGTTTTTGAACAACAACTGACTATAAATAGAGAGAATTTGTGTCTGAAATATAATTTTCTATCAGTTCTTTTGTTTCTTCTCTCGATAAATGTTCTACGGCGAGTACGGACTTGATTGTGATGTTTGGATGTTTTTTCTGCAATCCTTGAACTGCTTTTACATTTTTGATTGAATCATCCATAAAAGCGATGTCGGTATAACCTTTTTCAATATGTTTTTCAATCCAATCGGCTTTGGCTTGAGGGTCAGCATTTCCCAACCCAACCACATAAACATCCAATCCCAACTCTTTTTTGAACCAATACTTTACAGGAAATCCTAATTTACGAGCGGTAAGAATTGTTACTTTTTTATCCGGGTTTGACAACATCCTACGAAGTAAATCCACATTCTTTTTAATAAGTTGTGGTTTGTTCAACATTCGATTGAAATCCTTGAAATCAAATACATCCCCCTTTTGTGGAACATACTTTGCATATTCAGCAGGGTCCATTTTGGTTTCCGTACCATCCGAATGTTTTACATAGATGTATGATACACTCTTTGCAAGTGTGTCATCAAAGTCGAATACTCTTAATACCTTACCCATTGTAAACAAATCTTCTATGATGTGATGTATAGTTTTGTACCACTTCGGCGGAGGTTAACTCTTTATCATATACTTTCATAATCGAAATTCTACCATCGAAATAAGTACCATTACCTTGGTCAGTATTATCTTGAGTTCCAAACGCAATTCTGAATTGAGAAATAGCATCATCCATCGGTGAGTTAAAGTTCATATTTGCAGTTTGGTCTACTAATACACCATCAATATAACCTTTAACAGGCGAACCGTGTCCATTGTATGTTAACACAAGTTGATGCCATTCGTTTAAAGTAAGAGCACCGGTTGGACCTGTACTTGTAATACTTGCACCATTCCACAATCCAAACTCTACTTGACCCGATACCAATTCGATAGCACTAAAGTGATAACCGGAGTTTATAGCACCAGAACCTTGATATGATGCAATTACACCATTATTAGTAGGATATACCCAAACCTCTACGGAATGTGCTTCATCGCCAATAGTCACTAACTGGTCTAAATCAGGAGTAATGATTGAGTCGTTTACAAAATCAAACCAACCCTTTGTATTATAGTTTGGCGAACCTGCAATTGTTCCGTGTCTACCATTCCCGGTTATATCTCGGATAGTTGTACCTGTACCTGCGTATGATGTTTGTAGACCCGCGTCATAGTATAATACTAACCCATCAATAACAATTGGTTCATTTGGAATTTCATAATCACCGGCGAGTTGACTACGAAGAAAATCTTGATACTTCAAGAAACTCTCACGGTTTTGTTGTTCAATAATTCTATTTCGGTTGGCTTTTTTGGCTTCCGTTTCCATCTCTTTTCTACGGAGATAATCTTTTAAGTTTGAGTTATTACTGAAATCCATAGTATCACTTCAATGTAGGAAGACCGCCAATCTTTGGGATTCTGGCTTTCCAAGTTTTATAAATCAATTGTCTATTCTTCGGTGTGATGATACCATCATCTACCAATGAATCTAAATAGTCATCAACCACATCTTGGTATGGTTTCTTCATTGTCTTTGCTTTTGAATACAATCCGTGGATGTTAGCATCTACCTCTTTTGGTAGTAAGAAGTATTTGTAGAACAATTCAGGATTCTGGCGAATCTTAACTCTCATAGCTTCATCACCACGAAGAACCTTTGATAGTTTTACGGCGGCGGAATCCTTTCCGTGAGTCAAGTGTTCAATCTCGTGTCTTACTAAATCACGAAGAACTGGCTGAATCTTTGAGAAGATAGAACCCTTTTCATCATTTGGATGGATTCCAATGTTTACCTCAATAGATGGGTAATCGGAATCGGCTTCAGCAGAACCATCGATAAAGAATGCGCCTGGCTTAACACCATCTTCACTAATAGCAAATTTCAATTCTACTTCAACATCAACACCACTTACAGGGTCGTTGAACTCACCAACATAGATGGTCTTCTTTTCCGATTGAAACATATGTTGTAGTGATAGGGTTGGGATTGGGTCTTTACGAACTTCATACCCCTTGTACTTCTTGGGTTTCTCTTGAGTACCACTACCCTTGATGGCGTCTTTCATCTTGGAGAATACCGCCTTATTGATATCACCTGTCAGTTTATCGTACATTCCTTCTAATATGAGTTGTTTCAGCTTCATTACAAATATACGAATAAATTATTAGAATTCCAACTTTTCACCAGGAGTTTTAAAATTATTTTTCCTCATAATGGTCTTGGCAATAGCTTTGTTCGCCTGTTTCATAAATGGGATATTGATGTTTGTTCTATCATCAGTAGCAACTACCTCTTTGTATTTCTCCAAGAAATCCAAGAACTCTTTTTTGTGTTTACCCAATCTCTTAAAGAATCCAATCAACTCTGCGTTTGATATTTCCTTACCATTACGAGGGTCGTTCAATCTATCAAAGAAATGTTTGTCGGTAATTACAACATCAATTGGGTTCAATTGTTTGTCTGCAAATTGGTCAATCTTCTGAAGGTCCGCCATTGGGATTTCGTTGATAGATGTATTGGTTTTTAAGAATGGACCTCTTCTGATTGTTTTGAAGGGAACATTCATTTCTTGACCAAAGATGCCTTTAGGTGCTAATACTTTCAACTTGACTAATTGAGATTTGTTATCAATACTCAATACCTCAAACTCAATATCGGAATACTTCTTACCCTTTAATGTAAGATTCTTACCTGTAATGTATTTGTTGACCTTACCACCACTTACTGCGTTTGCTTCACTTACTAATCTATATTTGAGAAGAGGTTTACCATTGATGGTAATCTCACCCTTTTCGTTCTTACCAATAGATTTTACGACAATTCGTTTGTTCTTAAACTTACCACCCAAAACAGTATCACCCACATTCAATGGGATGTTAATGTCTTCGGTTAGTTCATCACCTACCATATCCAACTCATCTTCAACATCCATAGGACTTTCAAATCCTCGTGGAGAAGCCAAAGTTGGGTCTACCTCTTTGTATTCAGGTTGATTAGAACTTTTTTTTTTAACTTCGGTGAGTTTAGTAAGGTGGGTATTGGTTCTTGATTCCAAATAAGATTCCACAACTCTCTCGGAGATTGTAGCACCCATATACTTTTTATAGAGATATGCCAAAAACGGAATAAGCTCCTTTACCATCTTTCTCTTCTCATCTTGATTCTCTTTACTGACTTTTACAGTTTGAGTTGCAGATGGAGGATTGTGGATGGCTTGAAGAGCTTGTCTTTCTATTCCTCGTTTTGTCTTTACTAATGGCATATCGTATATAAGTATTAAATTATTTTTGTTCAAGTGATTTCAGTACACGATGGTTTTCTTCCATTCGTTTCTGAAACTTTAATTGACTCTTTCTACTTTTTGGTTTAGCAGAAAGTAATCTTTTCTTTTCTGACCTTCCCATCTTACTTACCTTGTCCTCTATATTTCTTTTTGTAATTCTTTGAGGACTTCAAAGATGATGTTCTGGTTTTGGCGTGAACGCCTGGTCTTGATACTTTTGGCTTCTCTTTGAACGAAGACGCCGTTTGTGCTTTAGCTTTTGCCATTTTACAACTCCACTTCTTGAATATGAATCTTAATTTTCGGAGTGTGTCCTTCCGGCAATCTATTTACGATTCCGTTGAACTTCTCCACCTTTGACTTGAAGTAGTGAAGAGTCATTTCTCGGTCCGTAAGATTCAACATCAATTGTGAAGAGGTAGACATTTTTTCCGTATCCCTTCTCATATTCAAATGAGAATCACTTGCGTAGAATTGTTTCTTCAATCCATCAAGGATGTCCATAGCTTCTTCGGCGGCTCCAAGTACCTTTTCAGCAGAAATCTTTCTGATTTTAGATGAAAGGTAATCATCACCTTTTGTGTATCCGGCATCATAGTAATGATAACCGTGGTTTGTCCTAACAAAGTTATCAGAGGATAAATCTCTGATGTCTAATTTAGGGTTATGTTTAGAGGTCATTTCCATAGATACCATCTTTTGAGGGTCTGAAACGAAGGTATGTCCCTTCACTCCCATTTTGGCAACAGTTTCTACGGCTTGTCTTAAAGTTTTACTTGTTAGTGCTTGTCGGATTCTTGCGCCATCTTTAGAAGGTTTACCACCCTTCTTTACGATTTTCTTCTCATTCTCATCGTATCCAACCATTAGTGCGGTATTCAATACACCAATACCATATTCGTTTAGTCCTTCAGACCAATCCGTAACCATATCTCGTAGATATGCAATCTCAACACCATCCACAATCTCGTGGACAATTTCCAATTGGGGTTTGTAGGCCCTATCTCGGTTTTTCGCCATAATCACCGCATCTCCGACCTTCTTGGCCACGATGATGCATTCACGAATCAGTTTATTCATTCAGACCTCTATACAAATATGTAATAATAAATATTACCTAAGCGCGGATTCAATCGCTTTTTTCATAGCAATTGAAAATTCCGTTTGTTCGAACGGAAGGTCTGGGTCTTGGAGTTGTAAAAGAGTGGCTGCGACATTCATTTTAGCAGTTCCAACCCCAATGGTTTCCTTACCATCTTTGGTTACTTTAACTGTAACGATGGTCTTTTTTTGTTTGAATTCGAATGGTCCGATTCTAACTGCGTTGGTTGGAGCTTCAATAGATTCTACAACCACATAAACAGGTGAACCATCAGGACAAATAGGTGCGGATTCGGCGAGAATCTCTTCCGTGATTTGTCTAACACCAAAGGTGAACTTTTCTTGTGGGATATCTTTGATAGATGCTAAAGACATTACTGAAGCAACGAAGTAACATACGATTGGGTTCATTTTAATTCTCCTACTTTTTTAAATGATTTGGGTGGATATGTCATAACTATTATATAAAATGTATTTTGATTCGATATCACCGCAGAAGAATAGGGTGGATATGTCGATTTTGGGTTTGTAGTTGAATTTACAATTGAGTTATACTCGGATTGAGTAAACCAAAGACCATTTCGTAAGGTGGACTGATTATGTGAATAATATGCGGCTTGTATATCAGCCACATCTATTTTGTTATCACTATAAACATCCAAACAATACCAATCAAATCCAACCACGGAATCCAGTTGTAGGATTCTACTACTGAAATATGAACGAGTTGAGGTGTCGGCGGCATAAGTCATAGATGGTAAGGTCACTCTATATTGAGCGCCACTACTATTTGTGAATACCACTTTACCGGTAGAGTCGGTGTATTTTGTTCCTTGGGATGTCCAAGCGGCTACCGTCGCAGATGATGTCAGTTGGTAACACTCCCCACTTGAGAAACTTGAGTTGGTGATTGACGCCAACCACGATGAACCATTTGATAGACCGATTTGTTCTATACCAGAACCATCCGCAAGGAATGTTCGTGTTAGGACATAACATTTAGTCCAATCTGATTTAAAGAATATCAAATCTATTTTTGTGTTGATACCACTAACATTGTATTTGTAACTACCTTCGTATCTCACTCTAAATACATCAGCACTCAATGTAGAGTCATAATAAGTTTCAGTCCCAGCCCACGACATATTATTGTCTGTATTTGAATTGTTTACCGATGTGAAGTGGATGGTTGGGACATTTGGATTTGATGCGTTTCCTGCGTAACTATTATATGTCGATGTTCCAAGAGCAAACCAAGCATTTGCGTGTAGGGTTGCGTTTGAGTATGTTGTTGTCCCAACGGCAAATCCATACCCACTTGGGAAGTTTACCGTCAAATTACCTTGGTCGGAGTTTGCGGTATTCCATATTTGAGTTAACCCCGTTCGACCTCTATCAGTTGGAATGTTGGATGTGATTTTGGTGATAGCACCAGTGGTTGATGCCGAACTATAATGTTCGACTTTGATTGGGATACTATCCTTACGAATATTACCTAACGGAACTACCGTGATAGTTTGGGCAAATGTTAGGGTTGGTAAAAATAGTAATAACCATTTCATTCTATTCTCAAATATTGAGTTGTTGTTTTATGTTTACCAGTTCCCATAATATAAAACTGACTTTCGTTTTGAATTGTTCTATTTTGGGATGGTGAATATGTGTTATAATAATTAGTGTTGGGATTTGATTCAATGGTAGTTTTTTCAGCTTGAGTAAAGATATACTTGTTGTGATAGTATCCATTTAACCACAATGTATAACAAAATTCAATATCATCAAGTGTGAATGTGGATGAGTTGTTACAATCACAAGTATAGAAATCCCAACCTGAAATGGTATGAGTACCCAATCTAACATCGAACATATAATTCATATCATCCGTAGTGATGGTATGAAATACATTCGAAACATTAATTGTCACACGATACGGCCACGAGGAACTATTTGACCAAGTGGCCTGACCACTACTATTAGTATTTTGTGTAGATTGTGTAGTCCAAGTAGATGAAGTAGTACCTACCTCTGATAATTGTAAACTATACGATGATTGTGAAGGTCTTTTCCATTTAACTATCAAACCATCACCACCACCATATTCCTGCATTCGTGCTACAATTGTATATGAATTACCCTTTGTCATAGAGTAACTACCATATTTGTAAGTACCAATCCCCTTACCACCATAATATTCAATTACCGAAGTTCCGTTGATTGTTAAATCAGAACCATCATCAGATGTTATACCAAAAGAGTAGGTGCCTGTTTCTGCCGCAACAAAGTTGAATGTTACTTCCGTGGCATAGTAATCACCACCCGATGGTACGGATACTCCGGCTGAAGTTAGTGTTGTGTATGCCGTAAAGTTTAATGATGTACCACCATTTATATTTCCTTGCCACCACCAAGTTGTTGCTGCAAATGTAGTATTAAATAACTTATCCATTTCAGAACGAGTGGATGGGTATTGAGCGTATTGTGATGTATTACCATTTCCATAATGGGTTCTGAATACTCTTACAAATGTGCTTGAATTTGTTGTAGTGACATAGTGTTCCATTTTTATTGGTATACCACTAACACTATGATTTCCTATTGGGGTAAGAGTTATGGTTTGAGAATATCCCCAAATTTGTACTATTAGTACAAAAATCAGAGTTAAAATAAACTTTCTCATAACAAAATCTTTGTTCCCGTTGATAATTGCCAGTTTAGGATGTCGGCTCCATACTGATAAACTCCTGAAAATGAGATACTCCATTTGAATGAATCACTCACCTTAAAATCGGTGTTCATCATAGGTATAAGTAGTATTCCAGATTTATACCATTGTCCTTCATAGTAGAAAATGTATGGAGAATACACTCCCAATAACAATACATTAGCTCCAAAGTTTCTACCACCCTTGAAATTCGTGAATCCACCACCAATGATTGACCAGTTGGAGAACTGGCCCTTACCCAAGTATCCATAGGTAAAGTTCGTACCAACCATACCGGTAACCGACTTTACTTTTTGAGCCGCCATTAACGATGTGGTATTGAACCAATCCGTAGTGAAGTTTGACATTGTTGAGTTTGAAAAGATTCCCATAAAGGATGGTGTTTTGTATGAACCATACAAAGTCACATTCGCAACATTTTCACCCGTCTGATAGTTTAGATTCACACCTTTAATGAATGTTTGTTTGGTGTTAAGGTGAGTAAGGGACATATTGAACTTGAAGTTGTCCACGCCCGTGTCTTGGATGTTTGCGGAGTTACGGATAATTACAAAGTCACCAGCACCAATCAAAGCACCTCTACCAACTTTCTCTTGTTTCGATTTGGGTTTGCCGCCTCCTCCTCCACCACCACCATCACCATCACCAGATGATTCAGAATCACCACCGGATGTAGTTGTAGTAGTTCCTTCACCCACGGCGCCCGTAGATTCAGTTCCACCACTTTCAGTAGTTCCACCACCGGTACTACCAGTTCCACTTACTCCAGAGTTGGGGTCGGTGCTTCCACCTCCGCCACCTCCAGAACCACCGGTACTTCCGCCACCGGAGCCATTGTTTCCACCCGATGAACCTCCACTCGAACCTCCGTTTGAGCCTCCTCCGCCAGTAGACCCACCGCCTGAAGAACCAGAAGAACCGCCGGAAGAGCCCCCAGAACCACTGTTACCGCCATTAGAAGATGACCCGCCATTCGACCCACTCGTTCCTCCTGATGTTGAAGAACCTGAAGAATTCCCGCTACTATTAGAGCCAGTAGAAGAACCACTATTGTTAGAGTTGTTAGAATTACCATTATTATCTCCGTTATCATTGTTATTAGAATTACCACCACCGGCAGAAGCACCTCCAGCTGCAGATGAACTAATTCCACCTGCGGTTGAAGCCGCACCACTCATTGATGAACCTAAACTTGCAGCCATACTAACAATACCTGTAATTGTAGTAGCAGTATTACTTCCCAAGTTTGTATTAAAATTGTTTGTTACCGCCTCACCTTGACCAGCACAAGGGTCAGTTCCTGGTGGAAATGTTGCGTTGATTCCGGCTACCCAAGATTGGTAAGCACCGGCTTGTAATTGTGCATAAGTAAAGAATTGGACTTGTCCCCCATAGGACATTGTTACCCCACCTTGTTGAATGGGAATGGTGACCGGTGCACCAGTACACGGGTCTATATATGTATAAGTGGCCTGAGCGTATACACCCAAGCCACTCAATACAAAGATTAAAAATAATATTAATTTCTTACCATCCATATGCTTCCATACGCTTCACGAGGTTCATTGTAGCAACCTCCAAAGCTCTCTGGGTAGCAATACCAACGGTAGATTGGTCAAATCCCATTTGTGGATTTCTGAAGTAACCCTCACCAACTTGAGTTGATGTACCTTGACCTGAAGCCACGATATATTGAGAGTTATCTACATTTACCATACGGATTTGAATACCAATGATTGTAGTGTTTGTTTTGTTTAATTTACCTTTGTCGTAGGTTTCACCATAAGATACTGCGAAATCATAAATCTCAGCATATACGATGTATTTAGGGATAGCAATACCTTCCATAGAAAGTTTTGTTTCACCATTACCCAAACCATTCAAATCGGTTTCCCAAGCATCTAACATCTGATTGACAATAGCGTCTTTCTCTTCAGCATACTTGAAACGATTTGTTACTTCAAAGTTTTCTACAATACGATTTGATACACCCAAACCTACTCGTTTGTCACGAAGCTCTGGAAACATTTCCCATAACTCTTTGTTTACATTCAGTTTGGAAAGTTGGATGATTTGTCTTTCACCTGTATATGGTGGAAGGGTTTCTAATGCGTCAGCTTTTTCAAAATTAGCTTGGTATTGTGTTACACCAATAGATGACTTACAAGAAGTAGCCATAGTACCTACCAACAGCATACCACCAATCACCATCAACAATCCGATTGGAGCGAAGATATTTTCGAGGATAACATCTTTACGAGTTCTCATTACTTACCCCCGTTTTGGTCTTCTCGTTGTTTCTTCAATCTTGCCATTCTCTCTGCTGGAGTTTCTGGCTTCTCTTCTACTACTGGAGCAGGAGTTGAACTGGCAGCGGGAACTTCTCTCACGGTTTCCTTGATGATTGTTTTACCACCACCACTATTGTTTTGTTGTTGGGTGTTGTTGTTTTCGATATTCAGGATGATTGGGGCGGCAGCGGCGGCAGCTGCTGGTTGGGCAACTTGCTCCGTTTTAACTTCCTCTTCACCACCACCAAAGATAGCTTCGATGTGGGTAGTTACATACGCACCTGCGGCTGTAACTGCGGTAGTGGCGATACCGATTACTGTTTTCTTTAATGTGGACAATCCACCTTCTTGGGTTTCTTCGCTCATAACGACTCCTTAAAATTTACTGATTCTATAATATTTGGTTTTTGTTGGGGTTGAAAGAAGGAGAATGTAGTTTCCATTAGCAACATTATCCATATTCAACATACCGGTGACAACCTCACCACCTTGGTATACTTGTTGTTTGTCAAAGGTTACTAACTGACCCATTGGGTTAATCAGACCAACTGACAATTCGTGTTCAGTTTCCATATAGTAATCGAACAATACATATCCTTCGGTAACTGGGTTAGGATACACACGGAATCCATCAACCAACTCGGTAACCAAATCATCCCTTTTTCTACGATAAATAACAGTAGCATCGGTAGGGGTTTTGATGATGTTCAAATCTCTTGCGTTCTCATCACCAGCAGCTTTAGAGAATACTCTGATTGGGGTTTCTTCCCAATTGGTAGATTTGATTTGGAACTTGAATGTGAACACTTGAGTGTTTTGAGTTACAAGAGCAGGGTCCATTTGTGATTCGTGGCCACCCCAAAGAACTTTACCATTCTCGTTAGTTAAGAATGAAGTCCAGCGACTCATTGTAGAACCCATATCCAAAGACAAGAACTTGAATACATTAGTGTCGTACTCCAATCCGATTTGAGCAGCACCCACTTTGTTTCCGTGAGTAACAAGAGTTACAGGAATGTCAGCGGTGTTGTCGGCGGAGATAGTCAACTTTGGAATTACAAACTGAATAGAGTCATCAATGTGTTGCAATATCTTTTGTTGGTCAAGAACATAAGTTGTTCCCGTGTTGCCCGGAGCAATCTTGGCAACCAAGTAAGATGTGGTGTTGTAACCGGTAGAGGTAACATCACCCAATACATAAGAATAGTAAACAACCGAATCCAATCCGTTGATTGTTTTATCGATTGTGTATGTACCTCTCTTCGTGGTCAAGAATGTGGATGAGTTTACGATTGAATCGTATTCGGTCTTTCTGAATAATTTAAGGTTATGTTGACCACTCACTAAAGAGTTCCAAGTTGTAGCAGATGTAGCCAAACGATTGAATACCAAGAATGCGTCAGAGATGGAATGGTTACCATCCAAGTTAACATCACCCTCTTGATACTCGTATGTAGATAAGGTATCAGTTTGTACGGATACTTCAGTCAATCTATATGCGTCTACGATTGAGATAGCAGAACCATCGGAGAGTGAGTCGGTAGCCACCGTGAACTTGACATTATAGAATGAAGTGTCGTATGGGATTTCCATCATAGCAAGACCGGTTGAATCAGTTCTGAATACATCACCGGCATTCCAAGTTGAAGCGGTCTTTTTCTTTTGATGGTATTGAACGGAGATTCCTTTAGTACCAGCACCCAAAACAGTTTTAACCCAGAATGGGAAGTTTAAGGTTGGTTGTAAGAACTCACCATTATAAGAGTAAACACCCAATGTCATATCAACACCCGTATTTGAGGTTGCGATGTTTGAGAAGTTTGAACTCAATGGGGTAACCTTCAATGAATCTACTGCAGATGCGTCAAATCCACTCTTATGAGGGAAGATTACTTTTAAAATAGCACCATCAGACCACTCGAATGTAGATGAGTTTCCGGTGTATACCAAAGAAACATTCACCCAATTTGAGGATGAGTAGTAAGCACCATACTTGTCGGTTACTGATAACGCAACAGGTCCCCACTTTACTTGAGGGGCTTTAAAGTTTGCAGTATCGTAAAAGAATCTAACCTGAAATGCGGTAATCTTTGTAGATGTTGGGTTAGCAAAGTGAAGATAGATAGTAGTTGTATCTTCAAGAATCGAACCCTGTATAAAAGAAGTATCCACCAAGAAATATGGTGAATTCGAGTTCGGTGCGGTCAAGGTTTCATTCTTACCATTTTGACCAAATAAGTTTAGTGTCGTGAGTAATGTCACGAACAACAATGATAGTTTTTTCATTTAATCTCTCCATTTAAATGTATAACTTATTGTTCGTAACAATTTAAAAAAATAAAAATAGGGAGCCGCCGATTAAACTCTCAATACTCAATCACCTAAATACACTAAAATATATCAGGCGACCCCCTATTAGTTTATTTATCCTTCTTCAGAAGAATCATCTTTTTTACTGAAAATCTTGGTTACACCATCGATACCGAAAGAACCAAGAACAATGATAACGAATGAGTTAAAGATGGTGTCAGAAATCACCAAATGTTGACCCATAATACCTGTAACAACATCCGCACCTGCGAAGATAGCCATTACAGCGAACGACATAAAACCAACGATGTTCTTTTCGTTGTATTCGTTGTTGTCCTTAAAAATGTCACTAAATGCCATAAATTTTCTCCTTATATATGAAAACATAGCGTAACCTCCTTAAATAACTGATTGTTAATATAATTACTTGATATCTTTACTTTCAATCAAAGTGTAAGTAAATTTAGCGTTACCTGCGGCTTTTGACTTTCTTACAATATCCATAAACTCGTTAAAGTCAGCCTCTCTCTTGAATACTTGACATCCTTCAGACCAGTTCTCTACATAAGTAGAATCTTTACCTGCTTTGTGGATGTTAATACCAAATACACCTTCTTGGATTACTTTCTCATCGTAGTTCATATCACGATTCGCATCACGATAGACCTTAACCTTACCAAATTGTTTGAGCGCTTCGTACTTACCTTGGTGTAATCCCAAAGCGTGTGAGTCAACATATTGACCAGGAACCAATCTTGCAACACCGGCTGCGTTGTGGTATTCTTTAACACCTTTTGTACCAGGGTCAGTTGTGTTCATCCACTCTTTGTAAATCCACTCACCATTAACTTGGTATGAAAGAGTAATCTTATCATCAAACGCGTTTGTTACTTTAGTTCCGGTATCTGAATTACGAACACCAACGATGTTCAATAAGTAATCCTTACCTTCGAACCACTTGTAACCTTTAGCTTTTACGGTTTTCTCGATTGACTCTTTTGAGTATTTAGCACCAGCGGTAGGTTTGTTGTTTGGTGCAGGAGCACTTGTCGGTGCGGTTGTGGGAGCTTTAAGTCCCATTTTCTCTAAAGTACCAGGACCAACAATACCATCGGCTGTCAATCCGTGTTTCTTTTGGAACTCTTTTACGGCAGTTTCAGTTTTAGGACCAAAATTACCTACTTGTTCTACTCCCAAAACTTTTTGAATCTCTTTGATAAACTCGTTGTTATCACCTTTTTTGTAAACTGCCATTTTAAACTCCTATTTATAGACACATTTATAAATAAATAGTGAGGGATGTACCCTCACCATCAAATTGTTTTATTTTTTACGGCCAGCACAATGAGCTTTTTGACTGAATCCCTTTGGGTTGTTACAATCAATCGACTTTTTATACTTTTCAGACCATTTCTCATCAACTGATTTGATGAGTCGTTCCATAGCTTGTTCTAACTTGTTAGGAAGATTTTCGTGTTTAGTTCCTGCGAAATCTTTTGCCTGTTTTGTAGTCATAGATTTAGCAGTATCTCTCACATCTTGAGAAACATCAGATGGTTTTACACCCCCCTTTTTGAGAGCGTAAACCAACCCCATAAACCTTTGTTGTGCTTTTGACTTTGCGGGCATATAAATCTCCTTACTAATAAGTATGGAGAAATTCTAAAGGAATTACCCACTCTATACCAAAGGGGTCTTCAACTTTACCTTCTTGCTTTTGTTCGTTGACTAATAAAAGAGTCACCTTTTCTCCCTCTACCAAGCTTCCCTTGTGATTGGAGAATGTCCTCTTCATTAGGAGTTTTTTTCCTATTTGATTTTGTAAATTTTTCATAACCAGCTGATTCCTCTTCCCAATCGATACTATTAATATTAATTTTAGCCATTGCGAATTACCTTTAAATTTTTAATGGACTCCAAGAATTCTTCTACGGAATAAGATTTATTTTTTTCATCTTTAATTGTCACCTCGGTCAAGGTGTCAGGATATTTTTCTACCAATCGAACAAGAATCTCAAAACCTCTATCGGCCCAGAAATTCTTGAAGGATACTTCTCCTAATATGTTGGTTGAGAAATCAACATCTTCTTCCGTATCCCCTGGTAGTAATATGAAATATCTCATAGTTTAACTAACCTGTCTTCGTAATGTTTTACTCGGTTGACCTTTATATTAAATATATCAAATTCATACTCACCAACATCAAATTGATTAAAATCGAAGATTTCTGACAAATTTGTAAGGAACTGATATGACTGATTTGTAAGTCGTAAAGCGTCAAATTGTACAATAATGTCTGAATTCTCGTTCGTATTGAACTTTTTAGATAAGTCAAACTTGGTGTTTGATTGTTCTTTGGTAATATACCAATCTATGTCCATTTTACTCATATCAATAGTCATTCTATCACACCAAGGTTCTAATTCCTCAAGTTGTTTAGGACCACAATTTGTAATCTTAAACTCAATATCATATTTGTGAGGAACGATAGGTTTCATCAACTTATCGTGTTTTACAAAGTGCCCCCACTTACGGATAAAATTACGAGTAGACCTAATGTTTTGAGCCTCCCACTCGTTAGAGTTTTGACCAGGCGTGGTTAATGTTGGATTGAATCGTGAACCTCTACAAGTCAAATGGAATACGGCACCTTCCCAAGTTTGAACAAACTGATATCCGTTTAGTAAGAATCGGTTGAAGATGTCAGAGTCCTCTTTGGATTGAGGAGCATACAATGGGTCGTGTCCTCCGATGGATGTGAAATCCTCTTTGAACAAGAACCAAGGTGCAAAGATACCTTCGGTAGTTTTACCCTTTACTTGAGGTAGATACTCGTTGAAGAAATCGTTGAACCAAACCTCATCAAAATGCTCCGGCTCGGTGGGTGCGTTTCGAATCAACACCTTCTCCGGTCCGGCTGGGTGTAGGTCGGGCTCAATACGAGTGAGTGATACTACCGTTAATGGTTTGATGTGTTCCAATACGGATTCAAGAGCACCAGGACACAACCACATATCTGCGTGGTAAATACCTACGATTGATGTTGTCGCTAACTCGTTGATAAGTCGGTCATAGAGAATGGTGTGACCCAATCTAGCTGGCCCTTCATTACGAAGTGCCTTAAAGTTTGGGTCTTTAGACATCATCTCTTCACACCACTCCCAAGTTCCATCGTTACTGAAATCATCAGCAACGCAGATGGTAGGTTCAGGCCCTGCATTCTTCCTAATACCCTCATACGACCACTTGAGGTATTTCAAGTTGTTTCGTGATGGTTGTATAAAACTAATATCTTTTTTTGTAATCATAATGTTTGTAACTTTTTACTAAAATCTAATAGAAACGATTCTTCCGAATGGTGTTCTTTATATAAGTATCTACATTTATCACTCATATCTTTATAAAAGATAGGGTCATTCTTTAATTTGTTCAGAAGTTTTCTAGCACTCTGAACATCACTTGGATTTACTGACAAGTCGGGGTGTAAATTAACTTGAGTATCCAAGTCGTTATACGCAACACACGGAATACCCAAGTAAGCACAATTCATAGGAAATGTTCCGGCGCCGGTTGTTGGCATAAGATGGATTGCGTATTTAAAAGATGATAGTGTCTTAATCCAATCAACCCATTCCATATATGGAAAGTAGTTCATATCTTCTATCAAATCTTCATTTTCAATCTTCCGCCCCATAGATGGCGCCCAAATTGGAATATTTAAATCTCTAGCACATACATAAGAATCAAATCCACCATACCATCTTACAAAATTTCCACCAACTACAACTTTCTCTTCTTTCTCAGCGTACTCAACATCTTTAACAAGGTCAGTAATCATCAAACTTGGAATGTCCTCAACCCACTTATCATCGCCCATTATACCTTTAAAGTACGGAATGTCAGTTTTGTTTTCACTTAACAATCCATCGGCTGCGGCTAAAACACTATAATGCCAAAACTGATGTTCTAATGGCATATCTTGAAATACCCAATGTGGCCCCTCTTGCATCCATAGAACCTTTTTGGCAAATCTTCTCGCTTCGGTTACAACATCAATATTTGCTATTTGGTTTCTAAAATTGGTGGATTTACCTACCAACAAAATAGCAAAATCATATTCTTCTTTTACTTGTTGAATTTGTAACATCGGATAATGGTCTGCGTTTAGAGCACACATCTGAGCAAATTCAACTCTCATATTTCTATGGGTTCTTGGTATTTTACCAACAAATCCCATCTCACTAAAAAATGCTATTTTCATAACGACTCCTTTACTTCTTTATCCATAGTAATTCTACTATCATTTTCTGAAATTAATTTTATCAATTCTTTTTGTGGTTTTTGGGCGTGATTTATAACTCTGTTCTGATGATATGCTGGAACGAGGTCATCATCCCTATCTTTGTACTCCGAAGAATATCCATCTTCAAAAAAGGTAATTCCACTAATATGTAGTTGTTTTATATCGTAATTTAACAAGTCAAGAATAGCACATACTCCAATATTTGGCCTTGTTTGTAGAATCATATGTAGTGTTAAGAATTGTTCGAGGTCGGCCCATTGATGAAACTGAACCTGACTACCTTTCATATGAGATTCACATACTTTTATATCATTATGAAAATATGATAGGTGTTTTGGAAATGGTGATGATATAAACATAACACCATCAGATTCCATTTGTTCACGGAGAAACGGACCACCTTGTGCTGCGTTTTGGCTCATATTATGATATCGGATGTCACATTTTTTTCCATAGTCAATTGTGTTGTTGACCGGATACGAACGATTCAATCTAACAACAACATCAAATGAGTCAAATTCATCACCACGACTTTTACCTTCAAGGTATGATGCAGGTCCGACAAGAATTACCGACTTGCCCTTCAAATAGTCGTTATACTTTCTACTGATGTTTGACTGATTGTAGATGGATTTCACATCCTCATATGAAACATCAATACTTGGGATTACGCTGGGGTCTACTCTATTGGGTTCTTCAATAAAATAATCAAGCTCTATTTTCATTTTCAAAATCTTCTATTGTAAAAAACCTATCTTGTCTGTAACCCAATAGATTTACATTTTGTTTACACATATCAAGAATTCTATCAAACCAGTTACCTTTACCGTGTTTATATGAATCACCCATACCACTTTCAGATTGAGTTTCCTTATCTACACAATACATTCGCTTACGAGTGTGTTCTCTATTGTGGACTAACAATACATTTTTAACAATAAACTGAATATATGCCTTACCCATAACTTGTTGAGCTGATATCATCATAGCGGTGTCCTCCGCTACGACTCCAAAAATACCTCTTGGTATGTTTACACCAGCTTTTACAAAGTCGGAACTCATAACAAGACCACATCCGTTAAACTTTGGATATTGTAATACTTGAATGTTAAAATCGGCGTACTTGTTATTGATTTCATTCATCTCATCAAGATTCATTACATATCGAATGCTATGTGGTGATTCTAAAATCTTCTTCTTATACTCCTCTTCGGTAGCAAAATCTTTGATGGAAATATACTTCTCATTTTCAAAATCAATATGTTCTAATGGTTTCCAAGAGTCATCCCACATCTTTCGTTCAGCAAACCAAACCGTGTATCTATGAATGTTTTGACTTACGGCATAATTTTTAATTGTTTCCAAACCCTCAAATAATTGTTTGGGAAATAGTGAATCAGTTTCACCCCAAATCAAATAATCGTGGTCTGAACAATTATGATAATTAAAGTCCCTACGATAGTCCGCAATACTATACAATTTAGAATCATCTGAATAGATGTTGTATCTAACATTAACACCAACATTGGTCAATCTTTCCATTTGTTTCTCAAACATCCACACAAGTTTTTCTTTTGTGATTTGTGTAGTATCTACGGCTTCAAGATATTCGCTGATATTGAATGTAAAATCATATGTTATGTTTTCACGATTATCAACCTCGGTTGCGCATTGAATCAGAGAGTCAACAAATTCTGATAGAATCTCAATCTCATAGAACATAGTATGTGTTCCTATGATATATTTGTAGTTTAATTTCATTTCAAGTAAGTTATTTTATCAAAGTAATTTTCTCTCGGGCCACCATCCATTTCAGTACATACAATCGGCGAGTATCTACAAATCAATTCGTGAATAGAACTTTGATACCCAATGTTCACTTTTGCCTTTGAACGGATGTATAATTGAACTCTCAATGAAGTTGGGACTTTAGCAAAATCCAAACCCACATTAACATACTCACCGAACGGAGTGTCTTTTATATCAACACCACCATAGTACACATATTTTAAGTCGTGTTTTTTTAACTCATTAATGATTAGATTATTTCTATGTTCATCAAAGAAACGACCAGCCCCAAGCTGACTACTTGTTGCTATGAATCCACCAAAGTTAGATTCTCCAAAGTATTCTCTGATTAGAGCATCACCTTGTTCTTTTTCATCATCACTAAAATATAGTTCTGGTTCATAATCAATCATTTCATCTTCAGACAATCCCCAAAATTTCAACATTTGTTTTACCAAAGGGATATTTACATTCATCCTGTCATATATTCTGTAATGGTCGTGGTAGACCTCATCATCAAACGAATCTACAAATCCATCTATATATGGGTTGTTTACAAATGTCCGATAAGAATTTAATTCAGCTTGAGGCCAATGTTTCCAAGCAGATGAATCTCCAAATATCTTTTTTATGAATGTTTCACTTGGAACATATATTTTAGAATGTGGATATTTCTGCTTTAACAATCTTGGCATCGATGAAATGATACCCCAATCCCCAAAACCATTACACATCCTCATTATCAGAAATCTACCTCGTTGAAGGTATTCATCATCAATCATATATGCGTCATCGGAAGACCAACCTAAACGAGGAACTTCCCCAAGGTCTTGAACCGACTCACCATACATTCTAAAAAAATGAGGCATATTATCTTTCTATAATTGATATTGATGGGAAATCCTCCACCAAAACTTTGTAGTTAGTTAATTCTTTTACTTCGTTAATTGGGCGTCTATTAAATTCTCTCATCCACCAACAATTATCTCGTTCTACTGAGCCACCTTCGAAAATGATATCACACCAATCTATTTTCTCATTTACCATCTCAATAATGTTACCATCATTATTTACATCAAGATGAAGTAAATCACATTCGTGTCTTTGATTACACCATTCCATAAAGTCACCATCACACAATTCAACATATTTAGTTAAGTTGTAGTATTCTAAATTAGAAGCAACTATTTCTTTATTACCTCTCTTATATGGATATTTTTCCCACAAATCGTAAGAGTATAATTTACCACCACCAAGGTCACGAAGAGCTTGTGCGATACATACTGTTGAAAATCCATTCAAAACTCCAAATTCAACAACCACCTTTGGTTTTTTTTCCATAACGATGTTATAGATTTCAACACCAATATTGGGTTGAAAATAGAGGTTTACATTTTGACTTGGATGAGCTCCCTTATTGTTAAAATGATAGGATGACTCAATACTCGGTTCAATATACATTACCAACCTTTTTTGATACAATCTACAATATATTCACGCTGTTCAGCGTTAACCCACCAACCAACTGGAATTGAAACTACCTTACCAATGGTTCTATCAAGTTGTGGAAGGGCTGATGTGTACTCCCTAACACAAGAATGTTTATCGTTTCGTTCGTGTACTTGAGAAACGATGATGTTACATTCTTTCATCCATTTCATAAATCCATCTCGGTCATCTACCAACATTGAATAAATCCAAAACGCAGATTCGTGGCCAACCTCTCGTTTCAAGGTTTCAAGACCACTAATATTTTGAAGATTTTGGTCGTAGAACTTGGCGTTGTCCTGGTGAGTCGTAATAATATTCTTGGCGTGTTTCAAGTTCTCTATACCCACAGCCGCATTCACATCATTCATATGGAATTTAAATCCCCATTCCGGAATATCAGCTTCACATCGGAAATCCTTACGATTAGAATCTCGGTCAATACCATACCAACGAATCAACTTACCTCTACTATAAAGTTCTTGGTGAGGTAGTATCAAAATACCACCATCAACTGAAGTGATATGTTTAATTGCCTGCAACGAGTGCATTACAATATTTCCGTGGTTTCCAAGTGGTTTACCCATATATCTTGTACCAAATGAGTGAGCACCATCTTCAATAACAGCAGGTTTAAAACCATACATCCGTTTGGCTTTTTCTTGAATTTGTTGAATACGATTCAAATCATTCGGATATCCACCCCAATGTACCAACATAATAACTTTTGTCTTTGGACTTAACTTTCTTTCCAAGTCATCCAAATCAATGTTTAATGTTGTAGGATTGATATCTACCCACTTAATCTTTAGATTATTAGCCAGAATTGGAAAATTGGAAGCCGTACAAGTCAGCGATGTAGCCAAAACTTCATCACCATCTTCAAGACCGGGCCAATATGAATCAATTGAAGCGACTCCGTGAAATACTTGAGTTGATTTCTTTGGAGCTTTCAAAAGATGTAAGGCTAGATGAAGACCTGATGTACCCGAATTGAGAGTCAATACTCTATCGTTCTCAAGGAAATCGGACAGGTTCTTTTCGAATTTTTCTACAACAGCACCTTGACCTATGAATCCACTATCAAGAACTTTAGCCACCTCATCTTTAGCGGTGGGACTCATAAACACTTTAAATAAAGGTATTTGCTCTTTCATAACAATTTATTTTTACAAATATACAAAATATTTTTTACATTACCAAACCTAAAACATCAACCCAATTAGTAAACCTTACAGCATTATCATCGATGTAATACTTGGCTCTTGGCTTCTCCGATGTTATCGACTTGATGTATTGAGAAACATTATATTTTTCCAGCCACTCCCAAATCAACTCTTCACCAGTTTTACCATTTACAAGAGGTCTATCTGACTTTGCTTTGGCGGTGAATATAACTATGGAGTAACCCATATCATATAATTTGCGAATTGCTTCCAACGAACCCTCAATAGGTTCATCATAAACACTACCATCGTGAAATCCTAAAGAATTCTTATGGATTACTCCATCAAAATCTATCGCAATCTGATTGGCGTTTTCATTCTTTTGTAGGATATTATATTCTTCTATGTTCATTTTATGTCTTCTAATTCAATTCTTTGGATAGAACTATCGGCCGGATTTCGGTCTGATATGATTTGGAACTCAACACCCATAGATTTTAGATAATTACTTAAATCGGTTACGGATTTGGTAATCAACATAACCTCTTCGGCATCCATTTTGAATTTATCATACATTGGTGTTTCGGGAGAATAAAAGTGTTCAACAAAGTGTCTTTCATTTTCATCACTTGGATTTGACCACATATTAATATCTCCAATATCCCACCCAATAGTAACAATCTTTTTACATCCTAAATGTAGAGCCATTGGAATAGCAAGTTCATACATTAGACCTGGCCCCCAAGGTCGCTCGATACTCTTTTCGAATGAAATATTTTCAAAGTCGTTTCTATACGCAATAGATTGACTTATCTTGTTATCAATATTTTCATTTCTGAAGATGGGGAACAACAAATCAGCCTTCCACTTTTGGTCGGCAATAACTTGAGGATGTTGTTGAAACCAATAAGCCCAAGATACAATCGTATCGGATTGAAACTGATATGGTGATAGATTTGTAAAATTAAGAAACAAAAAGTCAGTAATATCTTTTAGATTATGGTATGGTTGTTTAATACAAAATACCAACTTATCTCCCAATACTTTTTTCAATTGATTAATTGAATAATTGTTTAGGGATGGTCCGGCCGCAATAATATATGCGGTTTCACCATCATATTGATTTTTCAATACGGATAATCTCTCATCCATATATTGTAATGATTGTAGTTCTTTTTGTAACTCTATTGTTTTTTGTTTCATAACATTTCTTCTACAATTTTAATATCTTCCGGATAATCAACTGCGTGTGAGTTGGAATCCAACATAACCATTTTAATTTTATGACCCATTTCCAAGAATCTGATGATTTCGATATCTTCTTCAAATTCGAGTGGTGTCTTTTTACCCATCCCAGCGAACTCCTTCAAATGTTCACGATTGAATCCGTAGATACAAACTTGTTTCTTTGGATTAGAACCATTGCCGGTCTTTGTGCCAGGAATCGGATTACGAGAAATATAAATCAACTCATCATCCAATGAGGTAATTACCTTTGGAATCTTCTTATCTTCTACATTCTCGTGTTTGTTTAGATATGCCATACAATTCACAATATGATTTGGGTAACACATCTTATACTCAATAACTTTGGTGATGTCCGAAGGGTCTAACAGGGGTTCATCTCCCTGAATGTTGATGATGATATCAGCATCAATCTCCAAAGCCGCCTCAGCCACTCGGTCCGTACCCGTAGGACACGAATCTGATGTTAGGACTACTTTGTATCCGTAACCCTTAACCACATCAACAATTTCTTCGTTTTCGGTTGCAATGTAAACATTCTCACGACCTACGGCTTTTTCAGCAGTTTCCGCTACCCAAATAATCATTTCCTTACCCTTAATTTTAGCAAGAGGTTTGCCAGGAAATCTTGAAGATTTGTAACGGGCCGGAATGACCACAGCTACTTTTGGTTTCAGTTGGTCTTCAATCTTTGAGTAATCGTATGAGGTGGAATCTTCAATATCCAAAAGAATATCCTCAATACGATTTGGATTCAAGAAAGATGACTGAAGTGTTTGTGGATACAATGGGTGAATGTGTTTCAATCCACTTACCATATAATTGTGTGTGAATCCCCATTTGTGTGTTTCCATCAAAGGAATCATCCAATCCGTAAGAATTTTTTGAATAGGTTTGGAATTGTACGCTTGTGTTTTGTATTGTAGGTATGTAACCAATTGTTCGGTTTTAACATTACCTACCCCACGACCCATACCAAGTAGAGTTCCATCAATCCAACTTGCACCCTCTTCCAAGGAAGACAAACAATTTGCGAAAGCAAGTCCAAGGTTGTCGTGTGTATGAACACCAACGGCACACCCAAAGGTTTTGAATAACGATACTAATTGTTTTGTTCGTGTAGGTTCAAGATTTCCATAAGAATCCGCAAAGTATAATGCGATGGGGTCTAAATAGGAGAACTTACCAAAGTCGTTAATTTGTTCATCACTCAAAAGTGAGATACCCATAAGGTTTACCGCAAGTTGGTATCCCTTTGATTTAATGTATTCTCCAATCTTTAAGGATGGTTCAATCTCGGAATGTTTGATTGCCAATCTACAAATCTCGAAAGGAGATTGCCATTGGTTGTGAATGACATCATCAATGAGAGAGTAATCAACATCATCACCTTTGATGAAATCTTTAGCATCAATCATAAACGCCAAACGAGAGTTTACGGGCAATCTATATTCCAAAACTTCCCAAATGAACCTATCGTTACATTTACGAAACTTACCACCCTTTACGGGGGATTTATAACCCAATTCAATCACATCGACACCCGAAAGGTCAAGGGCTTGAATCATTTCTTTGACCATTTGAGTGTCAAAGTTCCAATTGGTGTAGTAACCACCATCTCTTAATGTACAATCTAATAACATAGGAAATTGAAAATTTTCTTTAGGACACACGAATCGTTTCCAAAACTCCCATCACGATAGGGTTTCGTAATATTCGTTTTGTCGCTCTTGTCTTTGAATTTGTTTGTGATGATAAAGGGATAATTCTTCAATCCACGGAAAGTTAGAAAGGGTTTCGTATCCAACGAGTTTTTCGTGAACCTTGTTTTCCCAACGAACTGACCTATTGTTTTTATAAACTCTCCATTGTGGGTCTGGCCAATTTACCCAACCCTTTTCATTTAGATTCCAACCCCACTTCTGAATGTGTTCTGGCGTCAAACCTTCAACCGTGTTTACTCGTGGTACAAGAATGGCATCCACATCATTTTCTTCAAGAATCGAATGAATGTTTAACATAAGAGCTTCGTGGGGAATCTCATCCGCATCAATCTGAAAAACATAATCACCACTACAATAGTCGGTAAGTCGATTCTTCCAATTACCAAAGTGACCATCAAATTGTTCACCCATAATGAAGATATCATCTTCCCACATCCCCAACCATTCAAGCACTTCGGCGGAGCCGTTCTTCAAGTCGATTAAAACCACAATCTCATCTTGTGGTTGTTTCTTCTCTACCAAGAAAGGAATCAATCGTTTGATTTCCTCGATTTCGTTACATACCGTAACTGCGTAACTGATTTTCATAATTTTTAACCTGTGTAAGTTCCCATTGCGTCTTGGTCATCTTGTCGTTTACCCTCGGCTTTGATTCGTTCTGCTTTGGTTGCGATTTTGTCGTGGATTCCGTAGTCATAGTTGTAAGCAAGTATAGACATTATATTTGGTTCAATAAAAGTTCTATACCCCTCTTGGAGTTTCTTATGTCTAATATTACCAATGTAAAATCCCTTTGAATTTTCCGTGATTAGGAGTTTAGTTAAATCCAATTTCTTTACACGAGCTCCCGTACAAAAGGTTTCACCCAAATCCTTTGCGAGTTTTATCATAGATGCCGGGGCTATTACTTTTAAATCCAAGCAATGAAAATATCCGTGGTATTTGGGTTGTAACACAAATACGAAATAATCACCCATTGAATTGTCTGCTTTTCTATAACGGACTTTTACCACCTGACCCCTCTCCAATTGTGATTTGGAGATACGGGTCGGGTCTGATAATTTATTTCGATGTTGTGTTGTATAGTTCATTATTATTCAACCTTCTTCAATTTAGGTAACTGAAGTGTAACTTGTTGTGGTCCTTTTCCCGCGTTATGTTTTTGTAAAATATCACCAAGTAATTCGGTCATTTTCCGAATTGTGAAGTTATCTTTTACATACTTACGATTCTTACGAGATTTCTCTTCCGCTTTCTTATAATTATCGTAAATCCATTTCATAATACCACCACCCTCATTATAATTAATAGTAAACCACTTCGATTCTTTACGAATCCAATCATTGGCGGCGGACTCATCAACTTGTTCAAGTGACCCACCCACTAAAAAGTTGTAATCGGGATGTAAAAAATCTAAATGACCACTCCAATTAGAAACTACAATTGGTTTACCACTTACACAAGCTTCCAATAGGGGTCTACCAAATCCCTCACCTCGTGTAAATGAAACATTCACCTTTACTTTTGGGTGGTTATATAAAGAGTTCATCTCTTCATCCGAAAGGTCACCATCGAGGATATAAATACTTGGTAGGTTTTTTGAGTCAACAGTACTCTTAATCATCTCGACTCGTTTACGAAGTTCGTGAACATTTGTAATACCAGGTGATGTGATGGATGTCTTTAAAATAAGTGCGGGTTTTTTAGATTTATTCTTGAATGTTTCCAAGAATATTTTTATTAAACCACTAACATTTTTTCTATCCTGACCCAAATTACCCTGTAGCCAATGGCCAACAAATAGAAAGGCAAATTCTTCTTTAATGGATGACATCACATCATTTATCGATTTGTGTACAGGTAACTTATTATCATAGATGTTTTCATCAAATCCCTCAAATAGAACCTCAACGGGCTTGATTAGTTTTAAATCACCAATTTTTTGTTTAGTTTTTTCATCAAGTTTTTCATATGAAGTTTGAAGAGTTGATGCGGAGTGTTTAGATGATACAATATTCAAATCCATACGATTACAACCCTCAATAAATTGCGGACTGGCTTCGGTAGTTTCAATTACCGCAGATACTCCAATGTTAAAGTGACCCACCGCTTGAAACTCATTGGGAATTGTAATCTGAATCCACACATCTGGCTTTTGTTGCATATTACCAATAATACGAGATGTTAAATCCGTATCTTCCGATGTCAATGCGTTTTGGGGTGTATTTCCCCATCGTTGAGGTAGAATCTTAATATCCCACTCTTCACCCTTTACCTCAATTAAAGAGCGAACAAAATCTCGTGAACGAGAACCATAACCACTTCGTGTTGCGATTGGGCAACTAACTACACATAACTTTTTCATACTGAATACATTTCAAATCGTTTACGAGGTGTCCAATTTTGGAAACACCCATCAATAGCGTCAATAAATCGTTCCCCCATAGATTCAGAAGCCATACCGGCATCTGATACAAGCCAATCGTGACCAAACTGACCATACTCGGTAAGTTTTTCTCTACCTTTTTGGAATGCAATACTTAATTGTTCTGCAACCTCATTAAAATCACATCGGTCATCAAAAATATACGGAGTCACGGGTGAACCCTGAAGTGAAAGATTAGATGGCCAAACTGGGAAAGACCAAACTCCCCACGCTAATGATGGGTTATCTTTCCACTCCCTACGATTATGGAGTGAACCAATCTTTACATAATCTTCTGCGGTCAAATCACCCTCACCTGCGTAATCAAAACCACATTGGTCTTGTAGTCCACCAGTAACATTCACAACAATTGGAGTGCCGGCTCGGAGAGCTTCACAACTTGCAAGTCCAAATCCTTCATTGGATGCGATGTTTAGAATGATATCGCCCGAATTGTAGAATAGGTTTAATTCTTCCGTTGAGAATCTTGCATTCGTAAACTTATAGTCACCATAATGACCATTCCATTTGATGACTTCGTTTAAATCAGTTCCGTTTTCATCAACTTGTTGAGTATGCATAAATAAACAAACTTTCTTATCTTGATGTTGTTTAGCAAACTCGTTAAACGCGAGAATAACATCACCGGGTTGTTTTCTACGAATATTTCGGTTGTTCCAAAGAACCACAAAATCATATTGATTTAAACCATATCGTTGGTTAAACTCAACTAACTTTGAATCATCTTTAGGTAGTGGTTTGAATAATTTAGATACTCCGTGGGGAATATATTTGTATGACCAATCTTCTTTAGGCATACCATACTTTTCAAGAGTTCGTTTGTTGATACCATAGGTTTGTTTTGAGATGGACATCAACAAGTCACAACTTGCGTAGAACGGAGCATTCCACATTGGGTCTGGAATAGAGTCCCAAATATTATAATACATAATGGGAATAAACTGGCGTAGTTCGTTCTCCATATTATATAACCAACCCCAAAAACGAGGGTCGGTAAAGTGTAGAATAGCATCCGGCTTCTCTACATTCAAGAGTTCCCTCAACACATCAGGAGTGCCATATCCGGTATGTGCATAAATCTTCACATTAGCATCAGATACTCCGGTTTCTTTGGATACATCAGCTGATATATCAAAAACCTTTCCGTGGTCTGGGTGTTTTAGAGCGGCTCCTAACTGAACCCAATCATACTTGTGAATTGTGGAAAGAACCATTTCTTTAGATTGAGTTGCAATACCACTATGTAATCGTAGGTCATCCGAAAGTAGAAGAATCTTCTTCTTTTTGGGTTTATTCGGGTCTACCTTGCGTAATTTAGGCAATTGTAATTCCATTCGTAACTTTCTTGATTTTATATTCTATAAATATACGGAAAATATTTGGTGAATCCAAATTATTGAACAAAATTAACCTTCTTTCCCCATCGTTGTAATACACGATTAAAGTGGTTATATTCGTTCCTTTTTATTTCACCAAAATAAATTAACTTATCGGCATTTTCAACCACACAATTGTATTGATGTAATGGTTGAGTTGGGTGGTATGGTTTGTCGTAATACTCTTCAGTCATACCACTGTAGAGATTCATTGGAGTAGAAGCGGGGTTGTACTCGATGTACTTACACCCCATTTCCAAAGCGAATTTACGAACCCATTTCTCTACACCCACCTGATTACCACGGGTGATGAGAATGAGGTCATCTCCATATTTTTGTTTTAGTTTGAATACGAGGTCTTTGATTTCATTACGATTTTCATATTTCTCATCTCCAATCAAAGCAACTCTCATATGTCTATCCTTTTTGAATCGGTAATTTACCTTCACCTTATTCGAACTTTTCGCGTAGTTTTTCTTTCTCGATAACATTTTTTAGAGCTATTGAATATTGACCACCAGCTTCAGCATATGAAGCATTCAACGCAAGGAAATATTCCTCTTCGGTTCTTGCGTTACTCATATACCTACATTGATAAAATGCATAGTCATACAAGCTCTCTTGCCAGTTTTCGTAATAGGCGTGATTTAGGTTTGTACCTTTAGCGGTGTTTATTCGAAGGTTCGCCTGTTTCATACCAAATAGGTTGTGATTGGATTTGAACACTTGACTCTTCCAATGACCGGTTTCCAAAATGGATTGAGCCATTACAATGTGAGGATAACGGATGTTTAGTCGTTTCAACTCGTTTACCAACTTATCTTCAGTAAACCTATCTCGTTCTTTCTGAAGATTGAGAATCATTACTTCTTTCTCAAACTTATCCAATGATGCGAATCGTACATACCTACCTACCACGAATGATGATAGAATTACCACTACAATAGAAGCTACGAATAACTTCATCTTTTTAGAATCTTTCTTCCACTCAAGGAACTCTTTGTCGAATTTATAAAACATAACGGATTAATTTACTCTTTGATTCGGTCTTTCTTGGAACACAACTCACTATCTTTGAATGGACAAAACTTACAATTCTTACCACTCTTACCTGCGATAGCGAGGAACTCCCCATCAACCTTATATGTACCATCTTTATTGAAACCTTCATCAATAAATCGGTTGAACTCTTTTAATATCTTTCTCATCGTAGGAACTCCGTGAGCAGGTACAAACTCTTGTACTCGTTTTTGGGCGAACATCGCCTCTTCCCACAACTTTCTCTTTACGATGAAGTAACGAACTTGAATCTTTTCTAAAGGGTAACCATACTGGTCAGAGAAGAACTTCTTATAAAGAACTAACTGAGCGGTTTTGGTCTTATCATCTTTCTGATATTTGTTCCACCCATTTGTGGATGTCTTGATGTCCCAAATCTCAATCGTACCATCTTCTACAATCTCAAACACCAAATCAAGGAAACCCTTCATCATAATGTGTTCGTTGGACTCGGATGCGGGATAGTAGATGGGAAGTTCCACACCTACTAACCTCATCTTACGAGTTGAGAAATATTCAGAACGATTCTTACGGAGAAAGTCAAGGATTTCTACACCATCGGCGTAGAACTCATTCATTTGGTCTTTTGTAGTAAACTTAACACCATAGATAGCCATTGACTTTTTGTATTCAGTAGCCATAGTTTCCAACAACATCTTGTTGAGGTCCATAGTGTCGGCTTTAGATGCACTCTCACTATAAATGACCTTCAACCACTCTTGGATTACTTCGTGCATTGCTGTACCGAAGATTAGGTGGATTGATGGGTCATCGAATTTGTGACCATCCACATAAGTCAGCTTCCATTGTTTAGGACAATTAGCCCACATCGTGTATTGAGAATAGGAGATTTTCACATCACCCTTCTGCTCCTCATACACAGGGAAATTGAATATGTTTGATACTACTGACTTTTTCATCTATACAAATATAAGAAATAATTTTGAAATAACCAAATGTTAATGTTAACAAATGGTTAAATTATTTTCCCCACTTTCCGTTCTGAACGATTTGGGCAATGATGCCATACACCGAAAGGTCGGCAAAGGTATCTTGAACTGATTCACCAACTTCATCAGGTTGACCCAAAATAACCATTTGTTTCAATCTCTGAATTTTATCGTTGATTCTGAACCACAATCCTGTAAGTGACAATTTAATATCATCTTTGGTTTGTAGAGTTGTTCCTACGGAGATGTTGCCCGGTCCGTAGTTTCGTTGTTTTTTACAAAAGGTTTCGTATTGTTCATACATAATCCGTTTGTACTCCGCCATCATTTGGGGATAGTTCTCCTCACAATACTGAATTGCGGATTGTTCCATACCACCATAGATTGGTTGTTCTTCTTCTCCCAACCAAGTTACTTTGTTTTTTGCTTCTCTAATTACTTCAGCCATTTGTCTATTTCTTTTTTATCTACTCCAAATTTTTGGATGATTGACTTAACTTCATCTTTTGATAGGATTTCAAGATAATCTTCAACCTCACGGGATGATAGCTTGAAATACTCACAAAGATATTTTATCACATTCTTATCCCACTTCGATTCCGACTTACCCTTAATGTATTTGTCAAACGATTTCTTCTTTGGTAGAATATCCAAGTACACTTTGTATAGTTCACGAGATTTCAACTGACCATTAGTATAGCGTTGAATCTCATTTACCAACTCAAGGTAGTCGAGGTTCATAGATAGAAACCGATTGACCATATACATCTCAAAGGATTTCTTGTCCATCTCGGAGAGGGATTCCCACTTATCTTTTTTGTAGGTAATCCCCCCCAAGTGGTCAAATAGTGACTTTGCCTTTACGACATTTTCATCACTTTTCTTCGCCATTCTCAAAGAATTCTCGTGGGGTGAACTTTGGATGGACTGTTCCACAATCATTACAAACTACCACAGGGATAGGCAACATTGATTGCTGACCATTTGGTGATTGTAGAGCCGGAACTTCTTTAAACATTGTCAGTTCGGTGAAGAAGATACCTTCACAATTTGGACAGGTTACCGTTGGTAACTTAAATGGGTCAATCTGCATTTGTGGTGCGGATTGTTTCTGACCCCCCATAGGGATTACTTTTCCTTGTTTCTTTGCCATAACTTACTTACTTTCTTCTACTGAAGATTTGCGATAGTCGGTAACCAATTTTTTCAACTCATTGATTGTTTTACGAGCACGAGTTTTAGATGCTTTGGTTGTACCATTGTGTTCCGTTTCGAATTGAGCAAACAACTTCTGCATCTGCTCAAATAGTTCTTGTGAATTTGCCATACTATTTAATTGTCATAATAATGTTAATCATCATCGCCATTACATTGATTTCTTTATCAACTACCATTGGGTCTTTGTACTGACCATCTGCGATGTTTAAGATGGTCTGACCTACTTTACCATTCGCGTATTCATCAACCCTATCATAAAGTGTTTTATATAGAGGTGAGAAATCACGAACTTTTGAATCAGCAATAATCTGGCGAACATTTGTGAATGTAGCTTTAGAATCAGTTAGTTTAATCAATTCCTCTACCACATTGTCAGCATAGTTTGCCTGAATGTTTGATGATGCGTCAATCACCATCTTACCATTGATGACTTGTCGTTGAGCTGCGTTCAGAACCCTACGGATGTCGGGATACCCACTATTAACTAAAACAGCAAGGTCTTCTTTCTGATACTCAACACCTTCCTCGTTCAAGATGTCAACCAATCGTTTAGCAACCTCTTTCTTTGATGGAGGTGTAATAGCGAATGTCTGGCAACGAGATTGAATGGGGTCAATCACTTTCTCTACATAGTTACAAGTTAAAATGAAACGAGTAGATTTTGAAAAGGTTTCCATAAGGTTACGGAGAGCGGCTTGGGCGTTGGGTGTCAAATAGTCAGCCTCATCCAAGATAATCACCTTCCACTTACGGAATCCCATAGAGGATGCGAATCCACGAATCTTATCACGGACCGCATCTACGGAGTTTTCATCAGAAGCGTTGATGTACATCAAATCACAATCAATCTGATTGGTAATGATTTTTGCGAGTGTGGTTTTACCTGTACCGGCTTGACCATACAACAACAAATGAGGTACATCCTCGTTCTGAATGTAAATCTTTACTTTCTCAAGGATATGTTCATTTCCAACATAACCTTCTAATGTGTCTGGTCGATACTTCTCGACCCATAGTGAGTTACTCATCTTCCTACTTCTTTGAGATATTTTGCTTTTGCGTCTTCCCACGACATACCAATGATGTCGATGTAAAACAATGATTCATCTTTGATACGACCTTCATCGAATAATGTGGTGTATCTACGGATAGCTTTTGGTTTCCACCACTTCATTGTGTACTCATCACCCTCAACAAATTTGTCTTTCATTACGAGTTGGTCTTCAGTAATCTCGTTACGGAGAAACTCATTACCATTATCGTACATTTGGGCGAAATACACACCTCGTTTGAATCCGTGTTGGTAGTGGGATGCCTTGATACCGACTTCTTTGAAAATCATATTGATAATCTTTTGTTTCACTCCGGTAGCAGGTCCATCTACACCTTCCTTTTCAGCGGTTTGTCTGGCGTATTCTTCAGGTTTGTTTTCCTTCATCCAATGATGCCAAACTTCGTATACTGAATCATCAGGTTTGGTAGCAACCTTACCTGCGGATTCGCCCAAGGTTTTGAAATGTGGAATTCCGTTATATTGGGAGTGGATACCATACAAAGAGGTGGTGCCTACTGCGATGAGTGTTTGTCCGTACTTGTCTTTCCAATGTTTACGAACTTCAGGCGAGGTCGCCATACAAGCGACCAGCTTACCACCCAAGAAATTGTACCCCAATGGTTGTGTACATACGATAGTGGTAGCTATGGTGGTGTGATTCAACCGACCATCTTTGTATTTGTTGTCCTGTGTCCACCCAATGTAGGTATCCCTCACTCCCAACGATGTTACATCTGAACCCAAGGATACTAATCCAAGGATTTTTCCACTAACTCGGTCCTTAACATAGATTTTTACATTACGACCTGGGTTAGCGTCAAATGACATCGTATGAATAAGCTTTCGGATTTCAGTCCAGCGTGTGGATTCCTTCGGGTCATCTACAATCTCAACATAAGGGTCGAGGTCTTCGATTTCCTTAATTGTTTGTTCTTTGTTATAGATGTCCGTTGGCATCCAAAGTGAATCGTAGTGTAGAGCCAAACTGGCTTTCTTCTTCATAGAAGATGCAAGGTCGGAGTTCCACTCCTGCCACTTTTTATACAGCGTTTGTTCTTCTACTGACATAGAGGAAAGATAGTCCATATTATCTATGAACTTCTTTTTCTCTACATCGTAGTCGAATGTTGGCTTCGCTGGTTCTGTATCCCAAAAACTCATTACTTAATCTCTACAAGGTAATAGTTTGACTTGTAACCATCGTGTTCAAAGGAAGCGTGAGCCAATCCTTGAGAAGACACCTTCAATGAAGATGACTTTGCACCACGATTTGCGTTAAGAATCTCCTTCAAGTATTTAGCAGAGAAAGAGATGGGTTCAACATCATTTTCACAAGTTGCCTGAACATTGATTGAGATTCGGTTTGAGTTGATTTTGGAGTAACCCAAAATAACTTCACTCTTACCACCTTTACTCTTGAAAGTGAAAGTGTCGGAGTCACTCAAAGCACCTTTGGATTTGATGAATTTACTTACAAACTCTTCATCCAAAGTAATAGTAGAACCAAAAGGAGGGAGTTGTTTAAGTTCGGGTACGACAGGGATAACGGACAGGTCAGCCAACATATAGTTTACTGATGTACCTTTATCACCGAAGACCAAACTTGCTTCTCCTTCAGTTACATCGATGTTTGAATCCAAAACACCGAGCAGACCTTTGAGTTGGGAAGTGGTGTATACACCAAACTCTCCGTTAGGTAAATCTTTATCTTCACTCTCAACACTACCCAATAGGGTTTTGTCATCAGAGATGAATTTTACAGACATTCCTTCATCGGTAGAGTTGATTTTTACGGATTCAACTTCACCACCCAAACTGTAGCGGGCAATAAACCCTTCAAATGAGCTTTTCTTCATAATTTAATTGTTATTTAATGATACAAATATACGAAATAGTTTTCACATTTCCAAATTAAAATGCAAAAAATTGTGATGCCGCTGCGAGATTGGGATTTGGTTTGTCCCAACCCATAGCGTTATAGAAGTCATCCAACTTGTTGTTTAACTCCTTTTCCCAAATTAAATCATAATCAATATATTGTTGAATAAACTGATTGATTTGTGGTGGGTCGTTATGACCGGTGAAAGCAACAGCGTCTAATCCAAGTGGATTCTTCTTCAGATACACCCACTTAACCTTATCACCATCTTTCATAGGTTCATATTTGTAAGGGGCGTTGAAATGTTTCAACAACTGATTGTAAGTGATAGCCGCTTTGTTGTGGGCCGGTGTTCCTTTAGCGTACTCACCCAACGCCTGATTCTTAAACATATACTTTGACATCTCCTTAATAGCGGAGTTCTTTGCAATGTCTACGAAGTTTTGGTCCGGCATCTCTTGTTTGAATGTAAGGATTTTCTCATCGATAATCTTCTTGTCAACACCCTTTAGGATATCCAACAATACAGTTTCCATCACCTTTTTAAAGTAGGTAGGGAACGAAGACCTACGAACATCCAAACCCTTAACATCCATCTTATCAACGGGTACAGTGTTGTCGTTGATAATCCATTGGGCGTATCTCTTCTTCGATACCCAAAATCCACCCTTTGCAATGGTTTCTTGTTTGATGTCAAATCGGTGAGAATCCACATTAAACAATTTCTTGGACATAGTGTCATACACTTTGTTGATGTGAGCTTGTACCTCTTGAGCAACTGACAAAATAGCGGGGACCATTTGTTCATCGGACTCTACATCAATTTCAGGGTTTCTTGCTTTTACAAGGGGAGCTGCCTGATAGAATACGGAGTCGGTATCGGTATACACATTGTAATCATCCTCTTTACCAATGATACTTTTGTAGTATTGGTTAGCAATCATCTCGGTAGTTTTAATTACCGTCTGACCTGTGATTGTGGTAGCCTCTGCATTATCCACATCGTAGAATCGAAATGATGGTAGACCCAATACACCATAGAGAGAGTTCAACATAATCTTTTGAACCAACTGGCGTTGAGAGTAGAACTTATAAAGTTCATCGTTACCCTCTTTACCATATTTCTTCATAAGGTCTTTGTACTCCACTCGTTTGTCAAACCAAACATTCAGAATCTCTGGAATAACACCCACCTTATCCTGCGTGTATAAAACACCATTCGATGAAATAGAATAATTTGAATCTTCAATCAATTTTTGGAACTCCTCACGAGAAAGTGGTGGGAATTCCTTACCACTCTCATCAATGATTGAATATTCTTCAATTCGATTCTTCATATAATCCTCTGAAGAAAATGATTTCAGTTTACCAATCTTGGTTTCAGGACTAACATTAAGAGTCATAATGATGGATGGATACAGCGATGTCAAGTCCAAGTCATATACCCATTTGTAAAGACCCGGCTTGGGTTCTTTTACATATGCGCCGGTGAACTTACCCTCACCATCAGACCCATCATCGTTTTTGGCAGCTCGTAGTGGTTTGTCTGGCGCCACACGATTTGACCTCCGTAAGAAAGTCAAGATAGCACCCTCTAACCATTTTGAGGAGAATAAGAAATCTTCATAGAAAACATGCCCCGCGTGGCAAATCGCCTGTGCGAGTTCAATAAACTGAAGTTTTCTATCCATTTCAACAACCAACTCCACATCTACCAAGTTGTACTCAATGAACTTTTCCAAGTCATCTCGGAACAATTGGTCAAGGTTACCTTCGTACTCAATCTTACCACGACCTAACACAATGTTAGCAATGGTGTCCAATCGGTAGTTAGGGAACTCTTGATAGGTAAAGTTTTTGTATAGAGCAAGGTAGTCCAAACACGATACACCTGCAATGATGTAGCGTTTGCGATACTTGTTCCAACTGACCTTACCTATGGATGACAATTTGTTAGCCATCCTCTCACCCAATACATTTCGTAATCGGTTGTAGAGATAGGTAATATCAAAGTAGTCAATGTTCCAACCCGTAACAATCGTTGGGTTGATTTCTTGCCATTTGTTCAAGAACGCTTCGAGTAGGTCAGCTTCGGTCTTAAATGAACGAACTTGAGCACCCTTAATCGTTTTGTCTACATAGCTGTCTGATACAACATATACAAAGTAGTCGTTAGTCACCGAATCGTGACCTGCAATTGAAGTGATAGCGTTACCGGCTTTATCAATGTCCGGCAAACCACTATTCATCTCAACCTCAATGTCAAAGGTTAAAGTAGTATGACCTACGGACACCTCATCGGATTCACCATATTGGTCGATAAGGAATCGTGTAACCTCGTTTACATCGGATTCGTAGAGTTTAAGATTATCCTCTGATTTCCAAAAGTTTATCTTTTTAAGACGCTCTCCGTGAATAGAAGTAAAAGCACCATTCCCATCTCGAACATAAGCATATCTACGGTACTTACTTGTAAAATAACCTTTTTGGTCATCCCAACAATGGATGACTGAATTCTCTTTATCGTAGTAAACATTTTGATACATTAATTTAACTCTTTATGTAGTTCTTGAATCATTTTATCTTCATTCAAAGATAGTTCCACAGCCCTTACAACTGACATATTGTCTTGTTCTTTTCTAAAATTGTCATCATCCAACATCTTGTCTAAATACCCAAAGAACTCCTTCTTTGTTTTGAAGAACATTCCATTGGGGTCAATTTCGTGATAACAATCAGATTCTTGCCAAATCATTGGAGTTCCATTCATCATACAATCAGTACCACTTACTGACCATCCATAGTTGGTTTGACGCATCTGAACACCTACTTTACACTTTTGTAATTGTTGATAGTATTCGTTCTTTGCTAATTTTGTATTGTCAATCCAACCAAAAGGAACTTTACCACTTAATTGTGGAATCCACACAGTAAAATCTTGTCGTTGAGTACGATACTCTTCCATCAACTCAATAAATTTTGGATACCCTTTATATGCGGCTGGTCGGTGGTTAAATACTATGATGTTTTCTTTTGATTCTTTGATACCATCGACAATCTTATCTTGCGGTACACCCAAATTCCAAACCTTTAGAATACCATCTAACTTTTGAGCAAACTCTTCATTGAAGATTTCCTTTGCTTCAGCCAATACACGATTCTTCTGGTCTTGAGTATTAAGATAACATACCTCCATTTGTGATACACCCAATAATTCAATAGGTAACCACAACCACTTTGCCTTACCTTCTCTATTGTCAGGTCCGTTACACGATTTCATCTCCCACCAATGACAATAACCTACAATTTTTGTGTCCATTGATTTCTTGTATCTACCCACTTGAGGCCAATCTGGCAAATGTGAATAGATTACATCATAGTCAATATCCTTCAGAACTTTTATGAGGTCACTCGATGGGAACGCTCTCTGATTCATCATATCACCTGGAATGTGAATCTCAACTTGTTTTACATTTGGTAGGTTCAACTTTTTAGTAACGCTACCCTTTGGAACTAATACATTCCAATAGTATTCACCATAGTTTTCTAACGCTTTGATGTGATTGTGAATTACATCAATGAATGAATCCTTTTCAATGTTAGATGAGTTCGTAATGTTCGGGATTACCAATACCTTTCTGGCATTTTTGTAATCTACTGATTCCCAAAAACTCATTATACCAATCCGTTGTACATAGTGGATGTCATCTCGTGGATTTTATAAGTATAACCAAGAGGTGACAGGTAATACTTTAGTTTACGAAGTGCGTCTGGTTGGTGAACCATCTTCCAATTCTCTTCTGCAATCGGATTTGGGTGATAGACCGTAATGATTACATTGGTTTTTGTTGGTTCGTATGATTTGGTTTTATCATTGTATTTGGTGTGAGCGAAGATACTATTGAAGATATTATCCCACTTAAACATTGCGGATGAGTAGACCAGTGAAATTGTGTTTGAGTCCCTAAATCCCTCAACAGTCGTGTCTAAAGTTGGTTTGTGAGTTTTACTCTTATAGTCAATCCAAAGTTTGTTACCCAAAGCCAAATTGTTTTTATCAATTTCAACCTTTGCTTTTTTTAATATTGAAGTTATTGCCCGTTTTGTGAATCCACAATCTAATAAAAATTGTTTATTACCAACAGAATCGTGTTGAGTTCCCTCACTATAAGTTCCAACAATGTATTTAACAGCATCATCCTCACTAATGGCCTTTTTGATAATTTCTGGCTTTTTGTTTAGTAGATTACTAACTCCTTTAAGTTCCATATTAGTGTATTCACTATGAACTTCGTATGGAATTCTGATTACAGGAACTTGAGTACAATGTTTAGAATCATTTGCACCATTTAATGTATGGTTACCATCCCCAACAATATCGTTACCAAATTGTCTACCTTCATATATTACAATAGGATTACACTTATCGGTATTACCACCGGCTTCATCAATATTTTCTTTGATTTCCCTTCGTAGTTCTTTATCCTCCACTAAACGAACTTGGAGTCGTGGTAGTTGAAATACATCATAAACCGGCTCCATTGTAATTGGAAACTCGCGTTTCATAATTGAATCGGCCAGTTCTTTCATCAAATCGTTTCTTGGTTGAGTAAACTTTGGTGCTCCATTTGTTTTATTGAAAAACATTGGATTATTACGAGCATCGTTTTCTTTTAGAATTCGGTGTTCGGATACAGTCATTTCTGCATAATCGCCATATTCCAAAATTTCAAATTTTAGATTTGAGTTTGAATCTTGAAATACTTCAGCAAATTCATCATTTGTTGATGAATGCCAATATTCATCATCAACAGAACCCTTATGGATTCCAACATACATTTTACCGGTATCTAAATCGGTAAATCGGTAAAGATAACCTTCGTAAACGCTTGGTACATCCCCAATATGTACCTCTTTGATTGAGGGGGCTTTGAAATTGTGTTTCATTTTACTTTTCCTTTTAGTTATTACTTAACGAGGTTCTCCGACCTCATTGTTATACAAATATACAAAATAAATTCGTAACTACCAAACTTATTTACCAAAAATTTACTTTATTTTCCGGCTCGTAAGTTTCGTATCGTTCTGCTGCTGGTAAGATATCCTTAATATCCTTTGGCGGTGTTTCACAAGGATGTTTGAGAGATTTCAGTAACTTCTTCTTCTCTGACTTGTTGGTTGGTAGAATCTGAATGTATCGTAGTTTGGACATTTCTTTTCTACGCCAGAACTCTTTGTATCCCTCTTTACCAATCTCGGTTTTGAGATGTTCCAAGTTGTGACTACCCCATCGCGAGAATACAGTCCGTGAATGGATGTATTGTCCGTGTTCACCTTCCAAACAAATACCATAGTTCGGCATCAGTTGGATTTTGTTGGTGTCTTGGAATAACCAATTTGTAGCACGATAGATACCACCCA